GCGCATCACGATGTCGAGGTGCCCCGGGCGAACATCGCGCACATCACGCGGACGGCACCGATACCTAAGCAGGAAGGGAAGAAGCAATGACCGACGATCCCATCAACCGCAAGGTCGCAAAGCGCAACGAAGTCAACCAGGCCATGATCGATGCCGCACACGTCATGCCCGGCAACGCTGACAAGGAGCAGTCGAGCGATCCGGTCGAGACGCCCGAGGCTGCAGCGGCCAACGTGCCTGCGGCCGGACGCAGTGGAGCACCCGGAAAGCTGCCCGGGACCACGTTCGGGAAGGGCCGATGACGGTCGTGACTGGCAGGCCCGGACTACTCGGATCCGATCCAATGGCCGCATCGCAGCCCGAGACTACGTTAGTAGGTCAGCTGCATCGCGCGCGGTTGGAGCGCCGCACGGAGCTGGCCCAGCAGCAGATCCGTGACGCTCGAGTGGAGTCGACGGTCGCGGAGCTGGAAGCGCAGGCGGGGGATGCGCAGTTGCCCAATGGTTGCACCTGCACGTCTCAATGGAAGAGTCTCACCTGGACGCAGAACGGACCGACGCCGCACGCTCATGGCTGTCCGGATGCTCAGGGAGGCGGTTACTGGACGGCTGATGCCGCCAACGCGGCGACGCTGGCATTCGTTGATGGTCACTCCGGCATCGATCCGACCCCACCCGACACGCTCACCCTGTCCGGGGCCAAGCTCGCCGCGTACCGCCAGCTCGAGGTTGCTGCTGCCGCCGCGCACGAGGCGCAGCAACAGGCGACGACTGCCGGTGTCGCGCTCCGCGAGGCGATTCAGGCGATGTGCGCGGCACTCGCGCCGGGGGCGAAGTGAAGGTCGACCGCGAGATACTTAATCGCGAGCCGTTCCGCTCGATTGTGGAGCACGCGATCGGGATGACGAATGCTGTCGCCGAGTACTCCGGCAAGCGAGGCATCACCCGGATCTGCCTGACGCCGGACTTCGGTTTGATGCTCGGCCTGCTGCCACGACAGTCGATCGACGTCAGCACACCGTCGGGACTCGTCGAGCTGTACGTGGAGGCAACAGCACGACTGTCTGGTCGGTTAACGATGGAGCCTTACGTCAGCGAGGATCCGTGACCGTCCACGCCGAGATGGGCCCGCGGATCACGTTCTGCGGCAAGTTCCCCTCGCAGGTCGCTGATGAGGACCAGACTGTCCAGTGCAATGACTGGTATCAGGCGCCCGAAGTCATCCAGCACGTGACCTGCGAGCAGTGCCTGATGCGGATCTTTATGCTGGGCGACTCGGCGAGCATCGCGCTGGCAAGGATGGGGCGCAAGGTTGAGGTGCGGGACGATCCGGGTGATACCGCGGTCTCGTAGTGGGCCCTGCTCAAGCACAGCGACTGCTTGAGGCGCGCAAGGCGCGACAGGCGCAAGTCGACGGAGCAGCTCTCATCGCGGCGCTCTGCGCGAAGCTGAGGACGTTCTACTACCCGAAGCAGTCGCTGTTCTTCCGATCGAAGCACAAGCGGCGCGCGACGAACAAGACGCGTCGGTCTGGCGCCACCGCGGGAGGCTGCCGCGAGCTGGTAGCGCGGGCGCTCGAGACGCCACGCTTCCGCGCCGTCTATGTCACGACCACGCGCATCGAAGCGAAGGCCCGCGCTTGGATCAACGACACCGAGAGTGGATTCGTCGACATCGTCCGCAAGTACGGCACGCAGCTCGAGCAGTCGGGCGTCGAGAAGTATGACATGGCCGGAGTCACCGTCAGCGTGCGTGACGGCGATCTGGCCCTGGTGTTCAGCAACGGGTCCCTGATCGAGCTGTTCGGTGCCGACGACGAGGGAGCCATTAACAAGCTGCGCGGTCGCACCAAGCACGTGTGGTGGATCGACGAGGCGCAGGACTTCACGTGGCTCGAGCGGCTCTACAAGGCGGTCATCAGCGCCGGATCGACGGACTTCGCCGGCGAGGTTTGGCTCACCGGGACACCGAGCAAAGACTGTGTCGGGATGTTCTACGAGATCACGCGTGACGATAAAGAGGCCAGATTGCCCGGCTGGGAGGTCCATCGGATCGCAGTCGTCGACAACCCGTTCTTTGGTTGTGTCGTGTGGAAGGACGGCCAGTGGTTCGTCGTCGACAACCTGGCGAACGAGACCGGGCCGTATCCCGACGAAGCGGCAGCGGAGGCAGCTGCTGTTGAGATTCGATGGGAGCGCACAGCCGGTGCGGCCATCGAAGAGAACAAGTGGGATGAGAACGACCCGGACCTGCTCCGCGAGTGGTACGCGCGGTGGGTCAAGGAGGACGCGCGCTACGTCTACGCGCTGCACGCGGTCAAGGAGCACGACATCGTCTACGCGCCCCAGCGGTTCGCTGACGATGGATTCCCTGATATGCGCGCCGCACTGGCGGACCTCCCCGGCGCTGCGGAGCTGCGCCAGTACTTCACGGCGCTCGGGGCCGACCTCGGGACGCGGGATGACTTCGCGTTCGTCGTGTGGGCGTGGAGCCTGAAGGATCCCATCCTGTACGAGCTCGCCAGCTGGAAGCGCAAGGGGCTCGACTACGACGAGATGGCCCAGTACCTCCACGCGGTCAGGGCACAGCTCAATCTGAGCCTGATCGTCGCGGACGCAGGCGGTGGCGGCAAGCCCGCGGTCATGGGCTGGAGCAAGCGATGGGTCGACCGCTACCAGATCCCGATCACCGAGGCGAAGAAGTCTCCGGGCTACAAGCCGATAGCTATCAAGCAGATGAACAACGACATCCGCCGCGGTCTCATCCGGCTACGCCGCGACTCGCCGCTGATGTGCGAGTGGCGCGTGCACCGGTGGGCGCCGCTGCGGACGGCAGAGGGCAAGGAGGTCGAGGACCCGAAGACCCCGAACCATTGCGCCGACGGTGCTCTGTACTCGCACATGGACAGCTACCACCACCGCTACCGCCCGGAACCGGCGAAAATCATACCAGGTACCCCCGAATGGGTTATAAGAGAGGAGCGCGAGCTTGAAGAGTCCAACTGTGAGCAAGGCGACCCATACGACGGCTATGCCAGCAGCTCCTACCGGTGATGCCGAGCAGGTCATCGGGATCCTCGCCTGGGCGCAGTCGGTCGGGCTTGCCGTCGCGAACGTGACCGTCGGCTCGTGTCACGTCGAGCTGCACCGCGTGGCTGTGGCCGCGGAGCCCGAGGAGCGCAGCGACGCTGCGCACCGCGAGGCGATCTACGGTCAGTTCGGTGGGCCGGCTCTGAAGTACGCACTCGAGAGCGAGATCCCGGCGGGCGAGCTGCAGCCGGTGGTGGGGAGGCAGAGGTGAGTCGCATCTGCATCACCGGTGGGCCGAAGACTGGGAAGACGACGCTGACGGGGCGGCTGTTTGAGAGCCACGAGACATGCCGTGGCCTCCATTGTCCACGTATCGACGGCTCTCTACGAGACGGCCACCGCTGCGGCGAGCCGTGCCACACCGACGATCTCATCGGCTCACACGATTGGTCCGAGGCATCGCAGGCTGTCAGCGAGTGGTTCGATGCGCCCGGGCCGTGGATCATCGAAGGCGTCGTCGTATCCCGTGCGCTGCGGAAATGGCGCGACCAGCATCCCGGTCAAGCACCGCCGGTGGATCGCGTGATCTTCCTGTACATGCCATACGAGCCGCTGTCCAAGGGGCAGAATGCGATGGCCAAGGGTGTCGCGACTGTTCATGAGGAGATCGAGTCGTGGCTCAGGCAACACGGAATTCGAACCGAATACGGTGACGGCAACATGACAGCGCCCCAGGATCAGCGCTCGTCCATGTCTGAGACGTAAGCCCAAAGACGTCGCGGACCAGCGCGTTGGTCGCGAGCCGCCAGAGGCTCCGTCGGACTACACGCGCGAGCGATGGTGGCGGCAGACCGGCGAGGATGCCGTGTCCTGCCTCTGGCAGTGGAGCGACGTCCGCCGTCAGTATCTGCGTGGCTACCACGCGATGGACCTCATCCACGAGGCGATCTACGAGGGTCGCCCCGTCGGACGTCGGCTCGGCAACGCGGCGATGGACTTCCTGCGCGCGCAGTCGAAGGCCTCGAGCTACCTGAACATCCTGCAGTCAATGATCGATACCGTCGTGTCGCGCGTCGGCAAGCGCCGGCCGATGCCGATCATCGGATGCGACGACGCCGAGTACTCGGAGAAGCTCTACGCGCGCCGCGCGTCCCGTGTGCTCCGCCGCAAGATGGGTCAACCGTCGATCGAGCGCACGATGCCGATGGTGATGCGCGACGCGGTGGTCCGCGGCGACGGCTTCACCGAGCAGATCCGTGTCGGCAGCGACGTGCAGATCGAGCAGTTCCCGCGCTGCGAGCTCGTGTTCGATGACGGCGAACCGCGGATGAACGGCTGGCCGCGGACGCTCGCGCGCGTCCAGCTCGTGGACCGCGATCAGCTGTGCTGCATGTACCCCGAGGCTGCCGAGCGCATCCGCGCCGTGGCACCTGCGAGCCGCGACGTGTGGTCGCCGTACGACTACGATGCGCCGATCGATCCCGACCAGGTTGAGGTCATCAAGGGTTGGCGGCTGCCGTCGTATCCGGGCGAGGAGGATGGCAGGCTCCTCATCGCGATCCGTGACGATGGTCCGCCGCTCAAGGAGCGCCCGTGGACGCGCCCGCGGTTCCCGCTCGCGCGCATCCAGTGGACACCGTCGTTGCGCGGCTTCCTCGGCATCGGTCTCGTGCAGCAGCTCGCCGGGTCACAGAACAAGGTCAACGAGCTCTGGGCCGATCACCAGGAGGCGCTGTACTGGGGCTCTGGCCTCAAGGTGTTCTCGCCGCGCGGCGCGAACGTCAACAAGTACCACCTGCGCGTCAGGCATCCGATCGTCGTCGAGCATGATGGCGCGGTCCCGCAGTACGTCGCGCCCAATCCTGCCTCAACGCAGGCGATGGATTCGATCCGGTGGCTGATCCAGGAGATGTACGAGATCGGTGGCATCTCGCAGGCCAGCGCCGCGAGCAAGTCCACGCTGGGTCCCAACGCTTCGGGCAAGGCGCTCGACACGATGGAGGACATCCAGAGCGACCGATTCAGCCAGTTCGAGACGCAATGTGCGATGGGCCGCGTCGACGTTGGCAAAACCGTACTCGACGAGGCCAAAGACATGGTCACGGACTCCGAGGCGACGAACAAGAAGGATGAGCCGCTCTACCCCGACCTCGAGCTCGCGCCGTGGATCGAGGAGATCGACTGGCGAAAGTTCGATTTCGATGGTGGCAACTACCACCTGAACATCGAGCCGATCAACTTCCTCCCCGACTCGAGGGCCGGCAAGCTCGACGCACTCGGCGACATGGCGAAGATCCCGGGGTTGCTCAACAACCCGCTGATCACGGCGTCGCTGTTCGAGGAGCCGGACATCGCGCGAGCCAACCGTCACCTGCTCGGCCCGCAACGGATGCTCGAGCGTGTGATGGAGATGCTCGGCGACGAGGACGTGTCGCTCATGGACTGCGTGCCGACGCCGCAGATGGACCCGGTGCTCGCGAAGACGATGGCGCTCGGCGAGTACGGCAACGCGTACTCCGAGGGCGCGAGCGACAGCCTGCTCGGACGCTACCGGTGGTTCTTGCGGTTGCTGGATGGTGAGCAACAGATGGCGGCGCCTGCCCCGGCGCCCGGGCCGATGCCTGATCCCAACGCCATGCCGCCGCCCGGTATGCCCGGCCCAATGGGGCCGCCCGGACCGCCTGGTTTCCCTGACCCGCTTGGTGGTGCGAGCGCTGCGCTGGCCGCCGGGATGTTGCCCCCTGGAGTGTCTTGATGCCTGCTGACGACGACAACGGATACGAGCCAGCCCTCGACTCGACGACCACCGAAGAGGCCAGCGTCGAAGCTGAGCCTGTGGTGAAGCGCGAGGCGCAGGCTGCGGCCAAGATCGGCACGCCTCCGGGCGATGACGACGTCACCGGCCCCGAGGTCGGTCCGCGCGCTCCGCGTGTCTGGAACGCCAAGTCCAGGGCGATGTTCCGCGACGTCGTCAAGCAGGTCCAGGCCGGCGAGGTCTCCACCGAGGGCGATCTCGAGCCGATGGTTCACACTCCTCCGCCTGCTACTCCCCCGCCTGCTGCAGCTGCCGCGGCCCCCGCCGAGCCCGTCACTCCGCCACCGGGACTGCCGCCCTTGCCGGATCTACCCCTGCCGGCGTTGCCGCAGGCTCCAGCCCAGCCTGACCCGAAGCACGACGAGCGCGAAGCAGCTATCGCAGCCCGCGAGGCGGCGGTGGCAGAGCGCGAGAAGATCTGGCCGGATCGGACGGCAGTCGCCGAGCGGCCAGGCGCCACGTTCGTGAACTGGCTCAAGGAAGCGCATGGCATCACCGACGATGCCGAGATGAAGACGGTGCTCGCCGACTTCGTGACCGAGCTGTCGGAGATCGGTCTGGGCGTCAAGCTCCCCGATGAGGTCAAGGCTGCGATGGAGGGGCGCAAGGCGCTCCGCACCGTCAAGGTCTACACGGCGAACCTCACCCGCGAGCAGCAGAAGCTTGCCGCGGATCGTGCAGCTGCAGAGAAGCAGGCCGCCGAGGCGCGTGCGGCCGAAGAAGCCAAGCAGCGTGACGCCGCGTACGTCAACCGTATCGCCGAGCTGATCGCTCCGGCTGCGGCGCAGCACAAGTTCCTGCACGACCCCGAGGTCACCGGCGGACTCGCTCCGCAGGTCATCGTGTACGAGGTCCTGAAGGAGCAGCGGCGGCTCGGCCAGAAGCCCGATCTCGCGACGGCAACGGAGTACGCCAACAACTACTACAAAGCTCAAGCGGAAGCCGCGGCGAAGAAGGCCGCGCACTTCCAATCCCTGCTCGCACCGGCGGCGCCAGCACCCGCGGCAGCACCGGCGAAAGCAGCAACGTCACCAGGTGGGGCACCAGGTCCAGCCCCGACGACGCCAGCAGCGCCCGCTCCAGTGGAATGGGATCCAGCGGATCTACCGATGGATCGTCAACAGCGCCGAGCTCACAGCCTCGCTTTACTTCGAGCGCGGCAGAAGGCAGCCAACGGCGCATAGCGCAGTGGCTTCGATGCAAGCAGGTCCACCCACACCAACAGGACCTGTGTCATGGCAGTTACGGACCTCTCAGTACTCGACCCGGTAGTCAAAGAACACTACAGCCCATTCGAGCTCGCTCGGATGGCGATGCAGAAGAACAAGGCGACTGGCATGCTCGCCAAGTCGCAGAAGAAGACCAACGCGGGTGGTCGTGAATGGGTGCAGCCCATCATGACCGCGCTGCCCGGTGGTGGCTCGTCGACGTTCTCGGTCGCGATCACCAACGCGCAGAACAACACGTCCAGCTACAAGAACTTCAACGTCACGCGCAAGTCGCACTACCGGATCGCCAAGGTCGACAACCAGGCGATCGAGGCGACCGCGACCGGCGATGACGACGCGTTCGAGTCGGCATTCGACGAGTTCGACAACGCGATCGAGGCCGAGGGCAACTACATCAACTTCCGATTCTTCCGCACGGCCGCGGGCGAGGTCGGGCAGCTCGACGGCGTCGTCAACGTCGCGACTGTTAACCTCGCGTTTGCGGATCCGTCCTCGATGTGGGGCGTCCGCCAGGGCGAGCAGATCGTCGCTTCGGCAACGCTCGGCGGTGCGCTTCGAAACGCTGGCGCGCTGCTCACGATCGCGACCGTCACTCGCGTGACCGGTGCCTTCACCACAACCGTGGCCGGCACGACCGGCATCGCGGCGCTGGTCAACACGGACTTCATCTACCTCAACGGCGACATCCCGGCCGCGGGCGGATTCCTCGCAGCGTCCGGGCTCGCCGACTGGGTGCCCGACGCCGCGCCGTCCGCGACGCTATTCTACGGCGTCGATCGCACGACGGAGATCGACTACCTCGGCGGCATCCGCATCAGCGGCACCGGCGGCGCGTCGGTGGCGAACCTGCTCGTCGACGCGGTCGCCGCGGCCGACAACATCGGTGGAGACCCCGACGTGGTCTGGATGAATCCGATCACGTTCGGGACGCTGACCAAGCAGATGGAAGGCAAGTGGATCGTGACCTCGGCTGTTGGCTACGACGGCAAGAAGATGGCCACGATCGGCTTCAAGGGGTTCAGCGTGAACCTCAACGGGAAGGATCTGACGATCTACACGGATCGCTGCTGCCCGGTGAAGCGGATCTACTGCCTCACGTGGAGCACGTGGTGCATGTTCAGCGCGGGCCCCGCGCCGAACTTTTTGCAGAAGCGCGCCGGATCGATCATCAAGGTCTCCGAGGGCAACGACGGCTACGAGGCGCGCATCGGCGAGTACTTCAACTTCAGCTGCAAGGCACCAGGCTTCAACTGCGTGATCGTGCTGCCGTGAATCGATCCGAGAACATGTCGTTCGCGATGGCGCTGGAGCAGATCACGCACTTCGCGAAGATCCAGGGCGCTGGCGCAGCTGCCGCTGTCCGGGCTCCGACGACGTACTCCGCGACGTCGAGCATCGGGTTCATGCACGCGTCGAACAACTTTGCGCCGATCGTGGCGACGGACATCGTGCGCACTGGCGCAGGCGCGTACACGATGAAGCTGCTCGACGGGCTCCCCGTGATCTTGAAGATCTTCGGAGAGTGCTGGGGGCCAGCGGCGACCGCAAAGAAGATCGTCGTGCAGGACTACAATCCGACGACCAGAGTGCTCTCGTTCACGAGCCTTCTGGAGACGACCGGCGCAGCTACCGATCTTGCGGCGGCGGACTTCGTGACGTTTACGATAATCGGAACCAAGTCAATCCCGACGTACTAACATGACCACCTTATTCACCGACCTGCCCTCGCCGAAGACTGGCAACCGGTTCCCCGTGACCGATCCGAATCGGCAGGTGAGCTACACCGAGTACAACCTGGTGCTCGAGGTGGTCGGTGAGGTTGTAGCTTATCTGGAGACCGGCATCCTGGATGCGAGCGCGACGGCCACGATTAAGGATCTCGACCTCGTCAACAGTTCCGATCCTGCCGTGGGGCCCGAGATGGACTACGCCGGGAACCGGGGCCGGTGGTTCATCGGCATCGACACCGCGAATGCGCCGACGAGCCGCGATTTCGTGCTCGCCGGTCAGCGCGGTCTCTACTCGTTCAATGACGGCGTGACCACGCTCGGCTCGCCAACACTGACGAGCGCGAGCGGCGGCGGATTCGTGACGACGATAGTAGGCGCGCCGATCAGTGGTGCCGGCATTCCGGTCGGCACCACGATCGCCGCGGTTGCCGGCACGACATCGCTCACCATGTCGGCGAATGCGACCGCAACGGCGAGCGGCATCACCGTGACAATCGCGCGCACGTTTACCGCGGCCGACATCGTGTACCTGAAGCATCGCGGCGCACTGTCGCCAACCATCGGAATTGGCATCACGCCACCCGATGGTCAGGCGCGTTTGCAGGTCGGCGCACAGGACGACGAGCCAGCGCTGGGGACCGTGCGGCTCCGCCGCGGACCGGCGCAAACCGGCAACGTCCTGGCGATCCACGACTCCACGCCGGTCGATCGCATTGTGGTCGACAAGGACTACTACCTCTCGGGCAACCACCCGACGAACAGCGGCGGGATCGCGATCGCGGCCGACGCGACGAACCAGCACGCGTTGTCGTTGACGGATAGCACCAAGACGAACGTCTATGCGTTCGACCTGCCGACCGGAAGCGGCGGTGTGCTGCGCGTTCGCTGTCAGTCTGGCGGCGCGAGCAGCTTCGATGTCGGGACGGACGGTAGCCTCAGACACCTGTCGACGAAGATCGGTTTCTTCGGAGCGACCACAGCCACCAAGCCGACCGTCACCGGCTCGCGCGGCGGCAACGCGGCTCTTGCCTCGCTGCTGACCGCACTCGCGGGACTCGGCCTCATTACGGACAGCACAACCGCATGAGCAGCCTGGCCTTCGGACTTGCGGCGTATCTGGGCGGTGATGCCGTACCGCTCAAGAGCACGTACGCCCAACTCGCGCTCGCCGTACAGCAGCTTGGCCAGTGGGAGAACTCGGGCGACGTCACAGGCGACGTATTGCTCCAAGCGATCAACTACGCGCTGATCGAGGGCTACGACATCGTGGTCCAGCGGTGGGCCGACTACTACACGATCGAGAACGACTTCGCGCTGACGTCCGGTACGCGCGCCTACGCGCTCACCGATGTCGCCCCGGGCTTCTACAAGCTGCGCCACATCGACTTCACGGGCGACGCGACCACGTCCGAGGCCACGCGCTGGTCACCGATGCTGCCACACGCGCTGGATGCGGCGCATGCCTACTCGGGCCAGAGCGCGACCGGCAGGCAGCCCCCGCGCTACCGGATCCAGGGCCAGACGCTCGTGCTGGCGCAGGTCCCGACGGGCGGCATCATCCGGACCTTCTACATCCCGGCGCCGTACCAGTTCAGCGGAACCGACGACACCAACGAGGTTGTGTTCGACGCGCCGATCGAGATTCGGCTCGTCGTCCAGATCGCTCAGCGCGACATCCTCGAGCGCAACGACCTCCCGACGGCAGACTGCGATCGGAAGATCGAGAAGCTGACCGCGCTGCTGCGGACGGCATCGGACAACCGGGACGCGGGCGAGCCGTTCTACCTTGATCCCCGCGGTCCTCCGCAGGAGTTCATGACGGGCGGTCCTGACGACGGAGGATGGTGGACCTGATGCCGGCGCACAAGCCAGTGCGGCCAGCGCCAGGAACGGCGACCGTCCTGCCAAGCCCGGAGGACGAGATCGTTCAGCGTTGCCTTGACCGTCTCGAACTCGTCATCGGACAGCTGCAGGCGAGACTCAGCGGGCTGAGTACGATCGACGGGGTCGTGCAGTTCGCGGCGAACATTCGCGGTACGGGGTCCGCGGCGATGCCGCCGACAACGAACGGAAGTCGCTTCGGCGAGATCGTGCTGAACGCCGATCCGGTCGCGGGCGGATTCATTGGTTGGGTGTGGGTCTCACCCGGAACGTGGAAGTCCTTCGGAGCGATTACGCCATGAGCACGTACTAATGGGAGTCCCATATGTCAACTCCTAATATGGGACTGACACTGCCGATCGATCACGCGTCGAATGACGTGTGGGCGACTATCCTCTCGAGTGTGTTCGACGCAGTCGACTCGCACAACCACACGACCGGCCGTGGCGTGAAGGTTCCGACCGGCGGCCTGGACATCGACGCTGACCTCTCGTTCTCGCCGAGCGGAACACCGCGCGCCATCCTTGACCTCAAGGCGATCGACTTCGTTCCCGTGGCGTCATCGACGGTCACGGCGCTGGTCGGTGCGTTCTTCATCAGCGACGGTACCGGCGGACTGACCGCGAACGAGCTCTACTACCGCACCATCCTCGGCTCCAATGTGCAGGTCACGCTTGGCGCCGCGTTGAACGTTGCCGCGTTCTCTGGTGGCATTGGTGGCGACTACATCCCAGCGAGCGCGCTGCTCAGTTACGACGCCGCGAGCCTGAGCTATTGGCACCAGCAGCCCGGCGCGCCGCGCCCGTGGGCCCGTATGCGCAGCGGCGACATCGACATCTACGAGACCGCAGCGAGCATCGTCAACCGCGTGCGCCTCAAGAGCCCGGCCGCGCTCGGGGCGAGTTACGACGTGACGTGGCCAGCGGCGGTGCCTGGCTCGACTCAGCTCATGCAGATGAGCGCGGCGGGCGTACTGAGTGCGAGCAGCACGGTGGCGAACGCGGTCACGCTGAGCGGTGGGATCACGAACAACGTCACGCTTACGGGCGGCGCGACGGCGAGCGCGCTGATCACGGCGAATGCCGGTGTCACGGCCGGCGCGAATCAGTCCTTCACGGTCAGCGGAACCGGTCGCTACAAGCACCCATCTGAGGAACTCGGGATCCACATCGCCGCATTCCGTGCGGACGGCGCCTCTGCCTACGTGCCGTTCAACCAGATTGGCTACATCACCGGCTTCACCGGAGCCTGCACGGTCCAGGCGTGGATCCCGCTTCCCGTTGGAAAGCGCATCCTGACGTACCGCCAGTTCTACAACGTGAACGGAACCGGCGCCTCCATTACCCCGAAGCTCAGGCGGATGACCATCGGGACCGGCGTGGTGAACGACGTCGCCGTAGGGGCCGCCGACAGCACTGGGGCGGTTGTGGAATCGCAGAACCTGACCGGGATCAATCACACCGTCCTCGCCAGCGAGGGGTACTTCATTCAGGTCGACGTCAGCCAACCGACTCACCAGGTGTTCGGCGCGAGCATCTCGTACGACGACCCATGATGCTACCGGGGCGCGCAATAGCCGCCACCGGCGGGCGAGCGAACGAAGACGACGCCTTCACATCGTGGCGTGTCGTAGGCGCATTGCGGACGGCAGACGTCGTCAATGCACCACCCCTTGTCGTTGTGGCAGAGCGTGTTTGCCGGCGGGTCGGACTTGCAGGCCTCGCCGAACACGTCGCATACCGCGCTGGGCGGCGCGTCCGGCCGAGCGTCTATGCGAATGCCAGCATCGGGCTCGATGGTGCCCTCGTCGCTCGAACAGCCGGCCAGGAAAACCATCGCCACAACCAGGAACGCCATCCTCATGCGCCCATCCTGAGCACACCTCGCCCGCCGGTCAATGTCCTACCGAGGACTGCCAGCGTCTGGCGGAACGTACGTCTCGCACTTCGTGATGATCACGCTGCCGCTTGGGATGCCAACGCAGCGAGTCTCACCTGGCCGCAGTGGCCGCTTGCATCCGACGCAGCCCAGCGCGACCACGAAGAGAACAACCACCCTCATGGCCGCACAGGCTATCACGCCGTCGGTGGCGCTCAACTGAACCCCTGCGCAGAGGTGCCGCATGGCGCTGCGTAAGACACCGCTCGCAGTCGGGTTCAGCGGCGGCGTCGAGACCAGCGTCGACCACAAGCAGGTCCCGACGACCCAGCTGATCGATTTGGTCAACGGCATTTTCTCGCAGACCAAGCGCGGCACGATCTCGAAGCGCAACGGCTACGAGGCGCTGTCGAGCCAGATCCAGCAGGCCGGCGGCGCCTACGCGACCGCGCGCGGGCTGTCTCAGCGCGACGGCGAGGTCCTGCTGTTCACCGACCAGCGCTGCTACAGCTACCGGCCGTCCGCTGACCGCTGGGCCGACACCGGCGAGGTCGCGGCGAGCGCGGTCACGACGCTGCCGATCGCGCGCACCGGCAGCTACCAGACACAGCCCGACGTTGCGACCCGCAACGGGATCCGTGTCGTGGCATGGGAGGACAGCCGCGGGGGCGTCTGGTGCTCGGTCATCGAGGCCGCGACAGGGCGGATCCTGCTCAGTCAGACGCAGCTGGACTCGAATGCGAACGCGAAGAATGTGCGCTGTGTCCCGGTCGGCGAGGTTCTGCACGTGCTCTGGACGCGCGAGGATCTCGGCCAAATCAAGCTGGCGCTGATCAACCCGGCATCCCCGGCGAACGCGCCGACGGTCTCGACTCCGGTGACCGATCTCGACGGCGTGAACCCGTTCTATGACGCCGAGAGCGCACCGGCGCTGACGATCGGTGGAGTCGCCCGCGTGGTTGTTATCGCGTGGGCTGTTGCAGCGACAGGGTATCGGATCGGCTTCCTCGGGCCCGCCGGAACGTTCGTGCCTCCGGTCGTCAATGTCGCCACGGCCGTCGCGGGCCCCATCGCGGTGACATACAGCCCGGTTCAGCGCAGCATCGCTGTCGTCTACATCAATGCGGCGGCGCTCATCAAGGCACACATGCTCGATGAGACTCTGGCGATCGTCCAGACCTACGCTTCCGTGGCGACGACCGGCACGTACCGGCGGATCACATCAGCGTGGGGCGATGTCGGACCAAGCGGAGGCGTCCAGCTGTGGTGGGCCGCGGAGATCACGGCGGCACGCTCCGATCTGACCATCGTCGAGAGCGGCTGGCTGGACTCGATCTCGAACACGGCGAGCTCGACCACGACTCTGCGCGGCCATGGTCTAGTGTCGCGCGGCTGGCACGATGGCAGCGACGCGTACGTGATGATCGCCCACACGGCGAGGTTCTTCCCATACGTCGCCGCGCTGCGAATGTCCGATACGAGCGGCGTCAACTCGCCGGGCAACACGATCATCGCTCGGCTCATGCCCGGGGAAGGCTCCGGATCGCTCATGCGGACGACCGGCGCCGGGACGCGCGCATGGACGCAGCACCTGCCGACCGTCACGCAAGACGACATCGGCGAGACCGACACGTACAGCCGGACGCACGCGGTATGCGTGCCGTACCGGATTCAGCTGTCCTCGCAGAACGGCGACCAGTTCAGTGAGCAGGGCCTCAAGCTGGTCACGCTCAATCAACTGCCGAAGTACCAGACCGTGGAGTTCGGGCGCGGGCTGTACCTCGCGAGCGCGGCGCCGATGCACTACGACGGCGACGGCTGGCACGAAGCGGACTTCCACTGCGCGCCGGACTTCGGGTTCGATGCCACCGGCACCCCGGTCGACCTGGCGACGGCGGTCTCGATCGGCGCGGCTGGCGCGATCCCGAACGGGACGTACCTCTACGCCTTCTGGTACGAGGCAGTCGACGCGCAGGGCGAGCTTCATCGTGGCGCGGTGAGCGTGAAGGTGCTGGTCACGATGGCCGGCGGCCCGAAGAAGTTCTCGATCGCGCTGCCCACGTGCCGACTCACCAAGTTCAGCAACGTCCGCATCTGCGCGGCTCGCAGCGCGCAGGGCGCGACCGGCACCGACTCGACGCTGCCGCTCTACCGGGTCACGAGCAACGACGTCACGGTCACGACCGGCGACAACCGGTACGTGAACAACGGCGTCACCGTGGACACCGTGACGCTCGTCGACAACCTGACCGACGCACAGCTCGTGCTCCGCGAGCCGCTCTACACGAACGGCGGGATCCTCAGCAACGATCCGGCGCCGTGGGGTGGCGGCATCATCGCGGCCGGAAAGAACCGCATCTTCTTCGACGACTCCACCGATCCGCACCTCGTGCGGTTCACTCAGCTGCGAGCCGATGACACGGCGATGGAGTCATCGATCGCGCTCGGCGTCTCGACCGACCCGTTCGGTGGTGCGCTGGCTGCGATCGGGATCCTCGACGACCTCGTGATCCCGTTCAAGGAGACGGCGATCTGCGTGTTCGGCGGTCCTGGTCCGCTCGCAGATCCGTCGGTCGACCCGTCGAGCAACATCTTCTCGAGCGCTGAGCTGGTGACGAGTGATGTTGGCTGCTCGTCCGCCTCGAGCGTGGGTCAGACACCGCTGGGTATCACGTTCCAGTCGAGCAAGGGCATCAAGCTGCTCGCGCACGGGCGCAACATCCTGGACATCGGCAACCCGGTGCAGCCGCTGTCGACGCAGAACTTCACGCGCACGACGCTCCTGCCCGATCGCAAGAGCATCCTGTACCTGACCGACACCGCGGACGGCTTCTCGCTGCTGTGGGACTACGACCGCAACCAGTGGAGCAAGTTCTCCAACCATCTCGGCCTTGACGCGGTAGTGGTCGACGGCACGTATCACTACCTCCGCACCGACTCGCGCGTGTTCCGGGAGACGCCCGGGGTGTATCGCGACGACAACTCTCGCATCCCGCTACGGATTGAGACGGCGTGGATCCGGTTCGCCCAGTACCTGCAGGGCTGGCAGAAGGCGCTCTGGGCCTACTGGCTCGGCGAGTACATCAGCGCGCACACGCTGTCGATCCGCTATCGCCTCGACTACAACGCGGCGTACTCGGCGCCGATCCTGTCCGATGTAAACGCGAACTTCGATCCGTCGCTCTACGGTGCGGGCGCCTATGGCGCAGGCGCGTACGGTGGCGATGGCGGCGGGACGCGGTACCAGCGGAGGGTCCACCTCAACAAGCGGTGCCAGGCCATCTCGTTTCTCGTCGAGGATATCGAGGCCGAGGGTGATTTCGGCGCGAGCTTCGAACTGTCCGAACTGCTACTCATCGGGGGCGCCCTGGGCCCGGATTACAAGGTCGGGGCTGCCCGATCGGCATAGGAGCAACCATGTCAGACCCAGGCGATCTCAATTGGTGGTTCGGCGGATCCAGTCCGCAGAGCACGCAGTACCAGGACCGCGACCAGATCCTCGGCCTCATCAACCAGGGCTACAACCCGGGTGGCATCACGCAGATGCAGGCGCCACAGATGCAGGCTGCGCAGGCGGACCCCGCCGCGCAGATGCAGGCGGCGCAGCTCCAGATGGGCGACGATCCGTTTCGCCGGGCGCAGCTCCAGCAGCTCGGTCAGCTCCAGGGCATCGCGTCCGGTCAACAGCAGGGCGCCGGCGAACTCGCGGTTCAGCGCCAGATGGGCAACGCGCTTGCGGCGCAGCAGGCGCAGGCGCGGATGGCCCGCGGCGGGAACGCGGCGCTGGCATACCGCAACGCGGCGAATCAGTCCGCGGCGCTCGGCTCGACCGCGGCGGGCATGGGGCAGCAAGCTGCGATGACGGACCAGATGAACGCGCACGGGGCACTGGCCGGGATCGGCGCCCAGGGCCGCGCCGGTGACTTCTCGACGGCGAACGCGAACGCTGGCTACCAGCAACAGGCGGGGCTGCAGAACGCCGGGTTTCAGCAGCAGACGGGGCTCGCCAACGCGGGGTTCCGCCAGGGCGCGAACCAGTACAACGCTGGGCTCCAGCAGCAGGGACAGCAGCTGAACAGTGGGAACTATCTCCAGCTCCTTGGCCAGCTCGGCAACATGAACGCGAACCAGCTCTCAGCACAGGGGGCCGCCGGGCAAAACAAGGGCATGCTCGGGCCGCTGCTGTCCGCTGGCGGACAGATCGGCGCGGCAGCGATGATGGCCTCCGACGAGCGGCTCAAGGCGGATGTCACCGACGAGCGCTCAAAGATCGATGCGATGCTCGACGGGCTACGACCGGTCGGCTGGCGCTACAAGGATCCGAAGTTCGGCGAAGGCCGCCACAGTGGGATCATGGCGCAGGACATGGAGCGCAGCGAAGCGGGGCGGCAGATCGTCAGCGACACGCCCGATGGCAAGATGCTCGACGTCAAGAAAGCCGTCGGTGCGGCGCTCGCGTCGTCGGCTCGGCTCAACGAGCGGCTGCGGAAGCTCGAGGATGAGCAGCGGGCGAAAGGCGCAGCCGACCTGCCGCGCGCTCGGGTGGTGCGTCGCTGATGATCCCTGACTACCTACAGCAGGGTCTCGGGCTGCCGCCGCCGGTGGATGACTCGCTCGCGGGCGCGCCGGATCCGTACGGCGGGCTGCATCCGGCCGTGGCGCAGGCGCTGGGGTTCACACCGCAGCAGCCCGTTCCGCTGCCCCAGGCTCCGCCGACGCAGCCGCTACAGCTGCCGAGCGCGGCAGAACCACAACCGCAGCAGTCACCGGCTCCGTCGAGGGACTTCCATGTCCCGGCTGCCGCGATCGACGGTCCCGGTACGCCCAAGCCGCCCAAGCCAGCGGCGCCCCCGAAGCCCATGACGCCAGAGCAGGGGTTCGCCGCGGCTGGCGCCGCCCGGCAGGCCGCGGAGCAGGGCGCCGAGGCTGCGGTACAGCAGCAGGCGCAGGCGATGGCACCGAAGAACGCCGAGGACCTCGCTGCAGCGCAGGCCCACAAGGAGCAGGCTGACGCGATCGCTGCGGATCAGAAGCGCTACCAGGATGAGCACGACAAGGCGTACGCGACCTCGCAAGCGCAGATTGCTGCCGACAATAAGGCGCTCGACAGCTACAAAGTCGATCAGGGCAAGTACTGGAAGGATGCTGGTATCGGGACGCACATCGGCTGGTACATCGCGATGGCCATGTCGGGACTCGGTGACGCGATGCAGGGCAAGAGCGGACCGAACCCTGTGATCCAGATGCTTCAGGACAAGATGCATCAGAGCGTCGTGGCGCAGGTCGATGCTCGCGATCAGCTCAAAGAGAAACGCGGTCGCAATCTCGAGGCCAAGGGCGAGGTCGAGCAGGGCTTCGCGTCGCGGAACGCCGAGATCCTGCGGCGTGATGGCGCCAACGATCGAGCGTTTGCCAACGCACTGGCGCTTGCCGCGGCGAAGTCTGCCGACCCGATCCAGCAGGCGCAAGCCGCGAAGCTCATCGCCGATCTGCGCCTGCAGTCCGCCGACAAGCAAGAGGCCGCGGCCAAGGATCAGGCGTCGTACGCGGTGCAGAAGCAACAAAACGCGATCGCCGGTGGGCACCTAGCTGAAACGCGGCGCCACAACCTCGTCGAGGAGGGCTGGCAGAAGACGAAGTTCGAGGAGGAGCAGAACCTCAAGGCCGCGGCGCTCCTGGCCAAGCAGCAGGGCAAGCTGTCCGACGAGGAGACCAAGCGGGCGGTGTTCGTTCCGGGGCCTGACGGCAGGATGACCGCGCTGCGCAAGACGGGCGGTGAGTTGGTACTCGCCGGTGACCCGGCGATCGCGCAGAAGCAGCGTGACATGGTCGCGGCGGCCACGAGCTACAACCGACTCGTCGGTCAGATGTCCCGGGCGATCGCCGATCACGGTGGCGAGTCGACGTGGATCAAGGGGAAGGAGTGGCAGAAAATGGAGTCCGATCTCCAGTCGGCCACGGCCGAGCTCCACGATGCGTACGGCATCACGGCGTTCCGAGAGCCGACCGTGAAGTTCTTCGAGAAGATGGCGTCGGCGGGCGTCGACCCGACATCGTTTGTCCGCGACGCGACCGGAGCTCTGCAGGAGTCAAACATGAACCTGCAGGCGAAGGTGAATGAGAAGCTCGGGGCGCTGGGGTACGATGGGCCGGCGATCAAGTGGCAGGACACGACGGCACCCCCCGCTCCGCTTCAGACACCCGAGGACACCGCGATCAGGGTCGCCATGGGGTCGCGCGGCGACGATCCGGGCGCTGTGTACGATCCGCAGGCTGGCAAGTACCAGCCGAAGCTTCCGGGCGCGTACCGCGTCGATCCAGACGTGTCGACCGTCCCGCCGCCATCGGCGCAGGATGCCGCGGTCGCCAAGAACTTCCCGAAGATGGGACCCGCGCAGCGCTCGCTTCTCGAGATGTGGGGAGCGGCGCTTCAGGGTGGAGATCCTGCGCTGCGCGACCGTGCCGCGTCCGTCCTCGAGAAACTGTCCAAGGATGCCGACGAACAGGGTGTTCGCGATTATGCGGCTCAACTGCTACAAAACAACGTGACGGCCGGCGTGCAGCCGAATCCAACCGAGCAGACTACTACCAGCTCTCGCGGCATCACCGGTGGGCGATCCTTCGCTCTGCCAGCCCTGCGGCTCACCCCATGACGACGCACCAGGTTCCAGCGTTCGACGTTCGCGGCCCGTAGCCGCGGCGCCGACGTGCCAGATACCGTCACGGTCCGCGATCGTGAAGGTCGCGCCTTTGGCGTTCCCGCCGATCAGGTCGCGGGCTATGTGGCGCAGGGCTTCGCGCCGGAGACCGAGGATCAGCAGCTCGGTCGGCTGGGGTCCGAGGTCCAGAGCGACATCTACGGCGGCATCGGCGGGAAGATCGCTTCGTTCGGCGCCGGGGCACTGTCCACTGCAACGCTGGGGCTCTCCGACGTCGCGGGCGAGGCACTGGGCGCTGGCCACACGCTGCGCGCGCTGCGCGAGGAGAACCCGTACGCGACGCTCGGTGGCGAGCTGCTCGGAGCGTTTGCTCCTGTCGGCCCAGCCCACGCGCTAACGGGCATCGGCAGGAAGATCATCAGCGCCGGCGAGGGTGCAGGTGTGCTCGCGAAGGCGGGTATCGCGACGGCCGGCGCTGCCGTCGAGGGTGCTGGGTTCGGTGGTGGGCAGTACCTGTCTCAGGTTGCCCTCGACGACAAGCCGCTCGCTGCCGAGGGATTCATCGGCGCGATGGGGCACGGGGCGCTTTTCGCCGCTCCGGTGGGCGGACTGTTCTCGCTCGGAGAGTCGACGCTCCTACGCGCGCGGTCGCTGTTTCCGCAGCAGCAGGTGACGCGCGAGGCGGCTCGGGGCATCCAGCGAGAGGCCACGGCGACGCTCGGCCAGTCGTTGGCGGACGGCGATCAGATGGCGCAGGCCATCCAGCGCAAGATCGAGCTGACCGACGCCAAGATCGGCATGGCCGAGAGCGGTGAGCGGGTCACACGGCGGATGTTCGGAACGGCAGATCCGGCAGCGCTCGGCGACCAAGTAGTCAGCGGCGTAGATAAGACGCAGCTCGTCGATGCGCTGCAGAAGTACCAGGTCTCGAGGGCGCAGCTCCACGACTGGATCCGTCACGAAGCGGATCCGGAGCTCGAAGCGGCGCTGATCGGGCTCACCGGTCCGGCGGAAGTCGGCGAGATCGGCGGACGGATCGAGAAGCGAGCCGGGACGATGTTCGAGCCTGAGCTGGCCGTTGGCACGCCGGTCAGCCCGGAGTTTCGCGAGCTGAATGATGCGCTCGACATGCGAGCGCGGCAGCTCGACGTGACGAAGGCCGGCAAGCGACCGGTCCCTGAGGATCTGATCGCGGGAGTCGGGCTCGAGGGGCAGCAGTTCAGGCCGCCGACTCGCGTCATGAAATCGCTGGAGCGCACGCCCGAGGAGCGCGCGCTGATTGATGAGGCGATACGCGCGGAGGAGCAAGCAGCGGGCGTCACCGGCGAGCGTTCGCTCGAGCAGCAGCACGACGACATCATGGCGCGGCTCAAGACGCTGACGCGCCCTGAGGACGTCCCGCTCCGTCGGCAGCTGTCGAAGCAGGCGGACGAGCTGCTGGACCGGATGTCGGTTGCTGGCGAAGAAGCGGCGCTCCCCGCTGCTGCAGCTCCGCCAGCATCTTCGGACCCGCATCCGATCGCGAAAGGCAAGACGGTTGCCGAGTTGAAGCACCCGGACGAAACGCCCGAGAACTTCGTGCTGCGGCGGATGCGCGAGCAGGGGGTGGCGTTCGGGCCTGACAAGCGTTTCCTCGGATCGCTTGGCATCGACTGGACGGTCCCCGAGAACAAGGCGCTGATGCTCAAGATGATGCGTAACGGGGACGCCGCGTTCGCGCGCGCCGATCTCGTAGGCGCCATGGATCCCGAGATGGTCAAGGCCTCGGAGATTGTCGACGGAGGTCCGGGCGGGTTCGGTAATTCGAGCTGGCACTTCATCCGCGATACGGGACAGCCGGTCAAGACGCTGGACGAGCTGTCGGCGGCGTCGCGGCCGAGCGGGCTCGAGGATCTGCACCGCGTCACGCACAAGGCGGAGATGGAGGCGGCATCCGCCGTGGCGCCGGCCACCGACACCCTCACCGGCCAGCTACGCGGCATGCAATCACAGCTCGGCGCTGGCGCCGACCTCAAGGCGATGGGCGCTCCGGCACGAGCCGAGTACGCCGCGACGAAGGCCGAGCGAACTGCGGCGGCCGCCGAGCACTTCAAGGCGAAGGCGACTGGCAGTGACCTCGATCCGTTCTTTACCGACCTCACACGCCCGAAGACTCGCGACGCCTACGTCGCGGCCAACATCGGCCGGGCGATGCGCGAGGAAGGCTCGCACGCCAAAGCACTGGCGAAGGTCGAGCGCGAGTGGGCGGAGCAGTCTGGCACGAAGGTCCCTGCCGCGGAGATCATGGAGCACGCCTCCGTCGATCCGATCGCCGCGTGGCGCGAGCAGGTCCCTGTCGGTGTCAATGCGGCCGAATACGGGAATCGTCGTGCCGCGCTGGGGCTGTTCGAGGGCAAGATCAACAAGCGGATCGGCAAGAACGTCGACATGAGCCCCGATCTCGGTCGGGCCGCGAAGGCGATCGGCGACTACGAGGAGTCGATGGCGTCGATGGCCGAGGTGCTCGGTGCCGATGCACCCCCGACGGCAGTGGCGCACGCCAAAGCGCTCCGTGCGGCGATGGCCGATCAGGCTGACGCGTCAGCGACCAGCGCGGCGAAGGCAGCGCAGGACATCAAGACGAAGATCACGCCTGGTTTGCCGATCGGTGACACGCGAACGCTTACCGGTGGCCAGACGGTCGTCGACGACGAGATGACCAAGGCGTTGCGGATACACGATATGCGCACTCCCGCTCCCGTTCCAGCACCGGTCTCTGCTCCTGCGCCCGCTGGCTCCAGTGTCATCGGAAAGCTCGCCGACGTCGGCACCGCGCTCGAGGTGCTCAAAGCGATGGGGGTCCATGCACCAGCGCTGAGTGCGATCCCGGTGATCGGACCCATCCTGGGGCTGTTCCTCAAGGCGCGCGCCGTGATGAGCATCCTGGGCCGCAAGGGCGGATCGATTCCGCGCTCGACCGAGGGTCTCGTTGCGTCGAGGTCTGCAGAGACGCGCAATCGGTTGAACGTCGCGACCACTGCGCTGCTCGAGGGTGGGGCCAAGGCGTCACGGAAGGCTGCATCGTTCTCGGCGGGACCCGCGGTGCTGCTCGGGACGCAGCTGTTTCCGGGCGATGGCGATACGACGTCAAAGGATCCACGCAAGCTCTACGAGGCAAGAGTCGACGAGCTCGCCCGCGCACAGGCTCCAGGCGCCGTGGCGGCTGCGATCGGTGACCGGATCCAGACATCGGATCCGCACCTGCACGACGCGATCATCGCGCAGGTTGAGCGCGGCTTGAAGTTTCTCGACGGCAAAGCCCCGAAGCAAACGCTAATGCCCGGGATGCTGCCCGGCGATGGCGTATGGCATCCATCGAAGGCGGCGCTCGAGGAGTTCGGCAAGTACGTCCACGCCGTCAACGATCCGGCATCTGTGCTCGAGGATCTCGCGAGGGGCCACCTCTCGATCGAGGGCGCGGAGACGCTCCGAGTCGTCTATCCGGCGCTGTTTGCCGAAGCGCAGCGGATGTTACTCGAGGCCGCACCGAAGATGCAGAAGACGATGCCGTACCCCAAGCGCGTCGCGATCTCGATCATGTACCAGATCCCGATCGACGGCTCGATGACGCCGCAGCACATGCAGTTCCTGCAGCCGCCCCCGACGGCAGCAGTTGCGCCGATGCCGGGTGCGCCGCCCGGCACACCACAAGCCACACCAGCACTCACCGCGCCGCTACAGGCCGGTCAGCAAACGATGTCACCGCTCGACCGTCGAGCAGGAGCGTAGAACCATGGCCGAAATCGAATCAACCACCGACGCGAAACGCGGGCAGCAGGCAGTCACTGGAGGTAACCCCTCCTACTACGGACTTGGAGGCGATGCGGCGCTAATCCATCACGTCCACCTGCAATGGGACCCCGTACTGGTTGCCACGATCACGTTCTGGTCGTGCGACTTCCCGGAGCAAGGAGTTGGCTCGGTCGCGATCGACTCAACCGTGGCCGGTGACTGGATCCAGGAGGACCCGCCGACTGGCTACACCGCGATCTCGCCGGCTGGTGCCGCGACTGTCGCGACCCCGCTAGTGATATCCATCCCGGGCGGCACAGCCGGTGGCGCAAGCGTCCAGATCAGCGGACTCGGCAGCAAGCGGTTGCGCGCGCGAGTCGTCTGCACGACGGCCGGATTCCTCCGGATCCACACGCACGGCAAGGGCTGATCAATGCTGCAGGTTGGCCTAGAGATCGGCTGGATTGCCAGCATCGGAGGATACTCTCCGGGTGGCGCCGGTGGAGGTGGAATCCCGGGTGTAACGCGCGACGCTACGAACCTGAAGTACTACCCGGCGAACGACACCGAGTGGACGGCGCTGATGGCCGCAGCCGGGCTTGCGACCGGCAATCCCGGCAACGTGTGGACGCTGCAGGGCGCGGGCAACGCGGCCGACACCGGGACACCGGGCGGTTGCACGCTGACCAACACGTTCGACAATCCCCAGTCCGCGGTGACCGGCGCGACCCGACTCGGGTACAAGTCGCCAGATAACGGCGTCGCCAAAAAGCTCGTCGGTACCACCGGTGCGCCTAACCCGCGCACAACGTCGACGCTCCTGCTGGCGTACATCGACTTCAACGCGACTCCATCGGGCGCTCGCGACCTGATGGGCGTGCAGACCGGCGCGATCATCAACTACACCAACGGTGGGAAGCTACGCATCGTCGCGGGCGCGAGCACCGACAGCGTGTCCACGTACAACACGACGCAGCATTTCATCGCGATGCGCTGCAATATCACAGCGAGCACGATCACGCTGTTTACCGGGCTCGAGGTCCTCGTCGGGACATTTGTGCTGCCGAGCAACGGATCTGCGATCTGGTTCGGTGGACACACCGGCAACTGCAGCAACGCGTGCCACGCGTACGGTGCGGAGTTCAATGGTACCGCCGCCGAGCTGACCAACGCGCAGGTCAAGACGCTCCTGCAGACGCTTGGGGAAACGGTCGTTTGGTAGCTCGACAGCTCATCGTGGGGCTCGGGCAGTCGAACGAGGGCGGCATCGGTGTTGCGGCCAACGTAACGGTGTTCCAGGGCATCACGAATCCGTATGCAGCTGTCCCGACGATGAGCCGCGGCAGCAAGCTGACCGATCCGCCAAACGTGGTATTTGACCCGGCCAGCGGATCGCGCGCGTTGTCGCCGCGGACAGTCAGCCTCGGTGCGCCATATAGTGTCGGGACAATCGGAATCCTGCCTACGATGGGGCGCATTCTCGATGCTGCGCGTCCGGGGGTGTGGGCGATGGGCGAGGTATGGCTCGACGGAAGCAGCCTTCAGACTCGCTGGATGCCTGGCAGTGCATACCCGATAGGCGGACCGCCGTGGTTCACGCAGGTGGTTGGATACATCCAAAACATGGAGTCCACCATGGGTGCCGCGCTGGCTGGCATCGTATGGATCCAGGGAACCAGTGATGCGCTCGCGATTCCAGATCAAGATAACTACCTGTCAAACCTAGTAACTTTCTTCTCTACGTTACGTGCAGTGCCAGGGTGGTCGAACGTTGCGATCACCGTCGATCAGATCAGTTCGCAGTTCATTGCGAACTTCGACGGAGGATCAGCGGTGGTCGGCGGAGCCAAGGTACGGGCAGCCCAGCAAACATTTGTTTCATCAACGGCGAGAACTGCGCTCGTGAATACGGACGATCTAGCACTTCGAGACAATGCTCACTACGCTGACGATAGCTATGCAATTCTAGGCATTCGACACGCAAACGCGATGCTCGCATTACTCGGAATTCAGACCGGTTTTGTGGGTCTCGGGATAGGACTCAGATGAACAAAACGATTGCCGTACTGTGTCTTACCTGCAGCCTCGCCGTGGTCATGGCCTGCTCGTCGCAGCGGCAGCCCGTGCAGCCTCCGGTGCCACTGCCGGCTGCTCGAGACGCGACCGTGGCGGACAGCTGTTGCTGCTGCCCGCGAGATGCCGGGGTTCCTCCGGTCCCGGTGGACGGTGCCGTGGTCGTAGTGCCACCGTCGATCGACGCCGCACCTCCACCTCCGCTACCCACCGGTCACCCGCGGATTATGCTCGGTTCGCAGGCGCAGCGGCTCAAGGCTGGACTCTCGGCGCCGGCCGGCGTTCGCTGGCGCGCGACGGTCGACCGCTGGCTGAGCGGCGCCGACGTCTACAACTTTGCGGCGTGGAACGGTGCGCTCCTGTCGGCGCTCACCGGTGACCAGAGGTACTGCGTCAAGGCCGTTGCTGTCGTCGACGCGCAGGTTTCAGCGGCCGAGGTTAAGATCGCGGCGGGCGCGAACCCCGAGGTCGCCGGTGACAGCTACCTGCAGATCGGCGAGATGATCGGCGACCTCGCGCTGGTCTACGACTGGTGCTCCTCGACGACAACCGCGGCGCAGCGCGCCCGATGGGCGAACTACGCCAACCAAGCGGTCAGCAATGTCTGGGGCTGGAAGACGGCATCCTGGGGCGGGCGTAGCGCGCCCTGGACCGGCTGGGGCGTCGACGATCCGAGCAACAACTACTACTACTCGTTCCTGCGCGCCACGATGCTGCTCGGGCTGGCGACCACCGGCGAGAGTGCCGCGGCAGCGACGCACATCGCGAAGTTCCGCGAGCGCATCGATCGGCTCGTGGCGGAGTTCAACGCACAGTTCGCCGGTGGCGGATCCCGAGAGGGCACCGGCTACGGGGTGGCGCTCCGCAACCTGTTCGAGCTCTACGCGCTCTGGCAATGGTCGACCGGTGAGTCGATCGCGGACCGGACGCCGCACACGCGCGCGTCTCTCGCGACGATGCTCGCCACTTGGGTCCCGACGCTTGATCGCAAGGCGCCGATCGGTGACCAGAGCAGGGACTCGACAGCGATGCTGGCCGACTACGAGCGGGCCTACGTGCTCGAGCTGATCGCGCTGTACCCCACTGCACCGGAGGCCGCGCGCGCTGTCACGGTGCTTGGCGCATCGAGCGTGCCGTCCATGCAGTGGGGGTTCATGTTGGGTTACGACTTCGTGTACGCGCCGACGGTTACGGGCGTGCCGGTCGACCTGCCGCTGGTGCGCTACGCCTCGGGCACGGGGCAGATCTACGCGCGCTCGAGCTGGGCCACAGCGATGCAGGCGCGTGGCAAGCGCCGCGGGATCGCCTCGTCGGCCACGTGGTTGAACCTGATCGCCGGTCCGTTCACACAGTCGCACGCGCACCAGGATCAGGGCTCGCTGATGATCTACAAGGGCGAGTGGCTGGCCTACGACGCGGTCATCACGTCGCACAGCGGCGTGCGCATGAACGGGACGTTGGTCGGCCTGCCCGAGGCGCACTCGCTGGTCCGGATCGAGGGGCAACAGCAACGCGAGGGCACTTCGAGCAAGCTGCTCGCGCTGCACGCTGGCCCGGGGTATCTGTTCGCCTCGGTTGACGTCACACCGGTGTACGGCGGCGCAGTTCAGCTGGTCCGGCGTCAGGTCCTGTGGCTGATGCCGGACGTCGTCGTCGTCCAGGATCACGTCGTGAGCTCGCAGGCGCAGACCTGGCAGCTCGTAGTGCCCGTCGCCCCGGTCATCTCCGGTGAGTCCGCGACGGTCGGCCGGCTCAAGGTGGTCCGGCTGCAGCCCACTACCGGGACATGGACTGCGTTCGACTTCCGCAGCAACAGCGACTTCAGCGGTGCATGGCGGCTCGATGAGGCTCAGCCTGCAGGGGACCGCATCTCCGTACATGCTCTGTCGATCGACGGCGCGACAAGTACGGCGACGACCAGCGTGCGGTTCTCTGACGTCGGGGTGACGTTCACACTCGACGGGCGAGCGGTAACGCTCGGGGCGGGGGTCGATCCGCTGTGACCGTCGGCGACTGGACGCTCGGGGCGGTCAAGGAGCACTTCGAGACGCTACGTGCAGCCGATGAGCTGCGGTACCAGCAGCTTCGCGAAAAGGAGCAGATCGCGCTGAATGCGGCACTACTGTCGGCGGAGAAAGCCGTCCAGACCGCGCTTCTCGCCGCGAAGGAAGCGGTAGTCAAGGCGGAGATCGCCACAGAGCGCAGGCTCGAGGGGCTCAACGAGCTGCGCCAAGGTGTTGCCACCAAAGATCAACTCGATGCCATGGACCGGCGGCTCAACGAGCTCAAGGAGACAGTGTCGCTGTTCCTTGGAACGCAGAGCGGACGCGCAGGCGGACTAAAGGACTACATCGGGTGGATCGTTGCGCTTGCCGGAGTTGTGGCCGTAATTCTGTCGTACGTGGCATTGCGCCGATGACATGCCCACCTGCGTCCAGTGCCCAGCTGAGGCCGCGCCCGGCTCGATCCGTTGCGCGCCGCACCGGGACGCCCAGCGCGCACGGGATCGCGAGTGGCGGGCGAAGCGGCGCAAGGCGAACCGCGACGCCGGGCTGTGCGCTGGGTGCGCTACGCCGTCCGCCTCGTACTACTGCCCATCGTGCTTGGGTAAGACTGTCGATACTGTCGATACCGTATGTGACAGGGATATGTGTAGCCCCGCAGACCCCAATGGGTTATTGAGCACTATGTCCTGCGCACACACCTGCACTGCCTGTCGGCTCGACCGCATCGAAGAACTTCTCGTTGCGCTCCTGGCGAAGGCAGACAACGAGCGTGCGCGCGAGAATGCTCACTATCTCAAGATCCTGGAAAGGCTCAACCATATGGCGAACGCAATCGACACCCTCCGCGACCAGTTCCGCGACAACACCAACCTCGTCGCCGAACGCATCGACCGGCTCATCGCGCAGATCCAGACCAGCGCGGACAACACCGCATCGCCCGAGACGCTGGCCGACCTGCAGGCGATCGGCGATCACCTCCGCGCGCTCGGAACCGATCCTGCCAATCCGGTTCCGGCGCTCGCACCGCGCAGGGCATAAGCAATCTCGACCTCGTCGTGCGCTGCTGATACACTGAGACCGGGGATTGGCGACACACCTTGGCGACGACGAGGGATCGATGACAGACGCACAGTTTGCGACGTTGCTGTCTGCGGTGATTGCCGGTCTCGGCACGATCGCCGGAATGATCCGGTGGGCTGTCACCCGAATCACCAAGGCCATGGACGATCAGTCATCGAGCAACCTGCGTCTGGCGGACGCGCAGATCGACCTTGCCGGAGCGCTCGCGGCGCAGCGGGCCGACATCGACCACATCACGCGGTGGATCTACCACCACACCCCGGGCGCCGCACCCATCGAAGTCGCACGCGAGCGCACCCCGGTGCAGCCCATGCCGCCGATGACACCTACGACGCTCCGGGCGTTCCAGCGCGTCGACGAAGAAACCGAGCCGGAGCGGCCGGGCCCGCAGCGCCGGCAGCAAGCCGGGCCGCGCCGGACAACTGCAGTCAAAGGCGTCCCGATCCGGACCGACCGCAACGTCGGCGACGATGAAAGGTAGAGCGATGACTGACATCACCACGACCAGCACAACGACGACGAGCCCCACCCCGAGCACGGTGATCGGAACCGGCGAGGTCATTTCGCCGGCGCTACCAGCGCCCGGCTGGCGCACTTCGGAGTTCTGGCTCAAGCTCGCCGCGCTCGCGCTGACCGTGCTGTACGCCAGCGGCGTGCTCACCAACAGCGCTGCGCTGGCGATCGCCGGCATGGCTGCCGCGATCCTCGGCGCCCTCGGCTACACCGTGAGCCGCACCATGGTGAAGACGGCAGCGTCCGCGGCGCCGGTGACGATCATGTCGACCCCGAAGTTCACGACCCGCGGATCGCTCGTCGCCTTACTGGTCGTCTCGCTGGGCCTATCCATGCAGCCTGCCTGCGGTACGCCTGCCGTGGTTACCGGAGGCGCCGTCGTGATCGACTGCCTTGCGCAGGATCAGGCGCAGCTCGTGACGCTGGTTGGCACGCTGTGGGCCGTGTTTACCTCGAGCGGCAGCTGGAAGGATGTCGAGAGCCAGGCGATCGTCGCTGGCAAGGACCTCGGCGGGTGCGCGCTAGCTGAGGTCGTCCAACACTACCTGGCTCCGCCGAAGGGCCGTGCCGCACCGGCTGGTGATCAGGGTCGCGCGGCGCGAGCTGCACTCGAGGACTTCCGGGCCACGCAGGCCAACGGCGCGACCTTCCATACGGCTGCCGGCAACCTCTGACGATGCGGGCATGGTTGAGGCGTGCTGACCTGGTAGCCCTGTGGGCGATGCCGGTCGTGATCGTGGTGCTGGGCTTGCTTGTGGTGCTGGTCGTCGGGGCGGTGCTACGGCAGTGTTGAAGCTCGGCCGGATACCGTCGCGGCCAGACCCGAGGACGCTGCAGTTCGCGCGCTACGTCTCGCTGCAGGATGTTCCGGCCAGCCCGCCAGCTCGCGACTGGGCGCACCCACAGGACGCGCCTGCGTTCGGGATGTTCGCGAACGACTCCCTCGGCGACTGCACGTGCGCCGCGATCGGCCACTACTTGCAGGCGCAGTCGGCGATCACCGGGCTGCCGCTGACGATCGCCGGTGCTGACGTGATCCGACTGTATCGAGACGTCGCCGGCTACGATCCGAAGCGACCGGAGACCGACCAGGGCGCCGAGATGCTGGACGTGCTCACCGAGATGCGCGCGGTGGGGCTCTGCGGCCACCGGTTCGGCGCGTTCGTCGCCGTCGATCCGGCAAACCGCGAGCACATGGAAGCGGCACTGAACCTCACCGGATGGGTCTACTGCGGCGTCGACCTGCCGCTGGCCACGTTCGATCAGACCGTGTGGGACGTTGGCGTCGGGCAACGCTACGAGCCGAACAGCCGCGGGCCGCATTCGATGGCAAAGCTCAGCTACGATCGTTCGTTCGACATCTACGTGACCTGGGGTGGGCTCAAGGTCACGACCCGCAAGTGGTCGGAGCGCTACACCTCCGAGGCGTGGGCCGCTCTGGACGAGCAGTGGATCGACGATACCACGATGCTCTCGCCGTCAGGCTTCAACTTGCGGCAGCTGATGCGCGACCTCGTGGAGATCGACCGCACATGACGCATTTCCCGATCTCGCACGACTACACGACCGTTCCGGCTGCGGTCAGACGCTCGTGGCCGAGCCGTGTGCCGTGGGCGTTCGTCGAGAGGTGGCGCACGCAGATCGAGGATAACCATGACCGGACTCTCGAGCAGCTCGCTCGAAGCAACGGTCTCACGCCGCGTGAGCTGTGGCTCGCGGCGCACAACCGCGGACCAGACGAGCTCGCGGTGACCGATCACGTCGCGGGGCGTTGGCTGATCGCCGAGCTTCACGGCTTCGACAGTGGAGGGTGAGTATGCAGACCGTCGAGTCCAGACCGGAGATCGTCGTCCCGTTGGCCATGGTGTTGTTCGCGTCCGAGGCCCATGCGCTGACCGTCGAACACCAGCTCGAGGCCGAGCTAGACCGGATTTTCAGCGATGAGTGGGGCCCCGGGTGGAACTTCGACCCGTACGAGCAGTCGATCGATGTGTTCGGCGCGGCGGACCTACCGGAGCACGTGGCCGCGCTTGTCGAGCTGGGATTCATGCTGGTCAGGATCCATGCGCACGCTGCGGTCGAGCAGGGATGCAGCTGCGGGGTTCACTGGGGGAGGCAGTAGGTCAGCCGTCATCGAATCGCGATCCGGTTACACGCAGCTCGCCGCCCTCGCCGCGGAACGCATCGTCCTCGAGATCATGCTCGTCTAGCAGATGCACCTCGCGACCGTCTGCGAACCGGTGAATCCGACGGATGACCTCACACAGGTAGGACGTCTCAGCCTCGAACCCCATGCCGGTTCGCAGCACCTTGGCAAGCGCTCCGGTTGAGGTGTCCACGACGACGGTGGCGAACCGGTCGGACTCCCCGCGCCACGCGCGCGCCGCCTCGTAGGACTTCCCGAGGTCGAACAGCGTGCCGTTGTCCGGGCGCGCGATGTAGTAGGTGGTCCCCATTCGTAGCAGGGGCCGGAGTCGCACCGGCAGAACCGGGGTTATGAGCCGCGGTTGAGTCTGCCTCTCCCTGCATGTTGCACGTCCGAGTGCGGCGAGCACTTAGTGCTGGAATTGAACCAGCCCCTACGGTTTACAAGACCGTCGCCCCACCATGGGGCAACATTGCGTGTGGGCTCGCTGCGATTGGACGTGCCAGGAAGTTATAGCACGACTGCTTCTATGTCGACTGGTTGGCGGAAACACGCGGTACGTTAGCTAACAGCGTCTGACAGGGTACGCTGTTCCCATGATCGCCATCATCCCGCTCCTGGCCGCAATCGTCGGTCTGCTCATCTACGTGCTCGGCGCCAACGCCAAGGTCATCGAGGTCGGCCGCGCGCTGTTTTGGTGCGGACTGCTCGTGACGCTGTTCACGGTCGCGAGCAAGGTGATCAAGGTGTTCTAGTTCGCGGGACGTGATCGTCGTTGGCCGACCAGACGTAGCCCTTGACTCGCACAGTGCCGCTGAGATCTGGAGCATCCACCCTAGTGGAGTTCGTCTGCCACTCGAACAGTAGGGCTGCCCCGCAGCTGCATTTCGTCTCGCTGTGAGCGGTCACTCCGTGAACCATGCTGAGACAGTACGGACACTCGACGCTCAACGCCACGGATTCTCCTCATCGTCCTGCAGGTCGACCCTGACCGCGCATCGTTCGGCTTCACGCGACGCGACGATCCGCTTGCGCAGCTCCGCGCTCCGGTACGCGCTCACCGCGGCCCGCTGCGTCCGCGTCAAGCCGTCCTGGATGCGGAACCACAGGGGCATGTCGGAGATCAGCGTCTCGCGGCTCATGGCGAGGTCAGCGGCGAGGAGGTCGACCAGCGAAACCCCGTCGTACTTGCTCGAGCACGTGCACGGTGCGTCAACCGAGTCGAAGTAGGTGCACTGCGTGGCGTGCTCGATCGATGGCGGTTTCTCCTCGGCGATCACCCCGACTTCGACCAGCTGGTCCACGACGTGCCGGAGCTTATCGAGTGCGTCCTTCTGCTCCGGGCGCGGGATGCGACGGATGCTGGCGGTTGCGCAACCACCCGGGACGCCGATCCGCCAGCCGCAGAACTCCGCGTTGTTGCCCATGCGCTCGGGCTTGAGCCCTGCGCCGATGTCCATGACGTGGACGATGGAACCCTCGACCCACACGCCGCCGGCATGCGGCTCCCACCGAACGTGATCCCCCACACGGAAACACCGCTCCTGGTGCGCGGCGAGCGCGGCGTCCAGGTAGGTGCTCGGTATCAGAGAGGACTCGGGGACATCGAGCACCATGTCGCACCGGGCGCACTTGTGGTGGATGGTGGCTGGGGTGCCAGGGTTGTCCTTGACACGCTGGTGTAGCTCGTTGAGCGCTCGCTGGCGCCGGTGCAGATCGTTGAGTTCGCGCTGGTACTTCGCGACCAACTCTTGCGTCACTTCGTCGTCGTGTCCGTGCATGTCTCCTCCGATTGTAACAGAGCGTTGACCTTTTTCATGATGCGCTCGCAGGTGGCGGGCGACGCGCCGTCGTTCTGCGCCTTCAGGCTCAACAGATCAGCGCCGATCGTTGCCAGCCCGGTACGAAGCTTCTCGAGATCCTGGCGCAACTGCGCCCGGTCATTCTCGATGTCGCATACTCGCTGAGACAGCACGCCGTCGCCGAGTGCCTCGTCCCGCTCGCGCTTGATCCGCTCGAGATCCCGGTCCTGCTGCTCGATGACCAGCTTCGCCTCGCCGAGCTCGGTGCGGAGATTGACGATCTGCGCCCTGGCACCCTCGATAGAGGCCAGCGTGGCGTCGATGTTCTCCGGTGCGTCGGTAGCTGAGATGCGGGCCACCAGGCGCTCCTGGGTCTTGCGTAGGGCGTCAACCTCGTCCAGCGCCGCGGAGTAGCCGGTGAGCAGGGCGAGCAGTTCGTCCGATCCGACCACGCACGAGTAGCGCGGATCTCCGAACTTGAGGCTCGCGTTGCGCTGACGGACTCGTTCAATGAGAGCGCGGGCGTCGGTGGTCATGGGGCGCCTCGGAGGGCGATGCGCAGCGCGTGGCAGGCGCGGTCGAATGCGCCGTATGCTCCGGGGTTGTGATCGGTCCATGTTTTGTCCAGGGCCAACGCCGCGCGCACGACAGCTGTGAGCTGGAGAACGACATCTGGTGTCATTGCCGAATCCAGATCGTCGGCTGCGTCGTCGACATCGGAGACGCAGCGTGCGTCGCGGACAGTCCGCGCCTTGCGCTCGAGATCGTCGAGCTGAGAGGTTGTGATGGTCATGGGTCACCACTCCGTGCTGCACAGGAATCCGCGCCCGTGCTCGCTCGCCCATTCGGCGGCCGTTTTGGTGGCAACGTCATCCCATCCGTTGCCGTTCACGTTCCTGATGGTGATTGACTTGTTCTCGTCGACCTCGTCCCATTCGTCGAGCGTCCAGCCTTCCTCCTCGAAGGTCGACCCGTACTGCTGAGCGACGATCGCCGGCACGTCGGAAAGACGGTGCGCGACGACGGTGTCGGTGTGGTTCGTGAACAGGCGGAGTTTCTCATCGCTCATCTCATCCATCCTTCTGCGTGGGTTCTGTCGCCTTCAGCGTCCTGCTGGCGTACTCGAGGGCGTCCAGACAGGCGTCAGATTTAACTCCCTCCAGCCAATCACGTGCAGCCTCCCGGTGAAGGAGGCTGAGTGCGCTTCTCAGGTGCGCCACCTGGCCGCGTAGTTCGTCGTTGGTCATGAGGTTATCCATCCTTCTGCGTGGGGCGGGTGGCGGTCATCAGCTCGGCTCGGATCTCCATCCACAGTTTGCCGAGCTGGTTCTGTCCGTCGCGGTTCGGCCCCCAGCCCCAGAACGAGTCACGCCAGCTGTTCTCTACGAGCTCGCGGTCACCGGTGGCGAGCAGCTTCCGACGCACGTACTCGTGCTGTTCGACCTTAGCCCATAGGATTTGCCGCATGACGTCGACCTTGACGTCGTCCCAATCTGACCGACGATGCGCTCGGTACAGTTCGGCGATCTTGAATGCCTCGTGTGCGGATGGCGCGTCGATGATCAGTTTCTGCGTTGACGGGATGCCGCGGAACTTCTCGAAGTGGTAGGCAGCCTCACTGGTATCAAACCGACGCCCCCTCCATCGTAGCGTGAACGCCGAGAAGTTGCTGAGCGGATAGAAGTCCTGTTCGTAGAAGCAGACGCGCTCGTCGGTGTCTAGGCCGTGGCACTCGGTGGTGACAGCCGGTACACGACCATCCTCGCCACCCGCAACCGCCCGTCCGCCTTCGGGTTCTACAGCAGCGTCGAGAACAGCGAGGTCTCGTTCCTTGGTCATGGCTTGGCGTCTCCGGAACGCAACGCATAGCTGAGTCGGCCCCGAACCGTCTCTACCTCGGAGCCAACCTCGGCCACCATCGGAAAGCGATCGATGACGCGCTGAGCTTCGAGCGCACTGTCGAACCGCGGCGTTTCTGCGAGTGAGGCGCCGAATGCCGGACCAATGCCGGTCATCTGGCGGAAGTAGCTCTTGGGCTCGAGGTTCCAACGGATGACGAACTTGTCTTCGTCGGTCTGCAGGTGCGGCGGAGGAGAATTCGTGAACCACCCAGGGCAGCCGACGAGCGGGTACATGTTTGGTCCGCCATAGATCGTAGACGTACCCCTGATCCGGCGTGGCTTGCCTTTGGAACGGTTGCCGCCTCCGGTTCCGCTGACCATTGAGCGTTCTTTGCTGGCCTCCTTGAGGCCGCGCGTATTATGCGTTTTCATCCTCGGTGTCCTTTCGAGTTCTGCTGTCTGTTCGTTGGTGAGCGAACCTGAACGCTGTGCTCGTCGTCGATACCCACCGGGTTTCACCCACCAGCGTAACCGAGCGCTGCCGCTACTCTGGACGATGCACTCTTCACGCTGCCGATCTGAGCGATCGCATCCAAGAGCTCTAGCTCAGGCCGGAACCACTCGCAGCGCACGCGTAGGTGCTTGAAGCGCTCCAGAAGCGTGGCCTCGACGTTCTTGGCGTCGTCGCTGGTGAACCACGCGATCAGCACGATCGGATACGGGCAGCCGCACTGGAAGCTGGCGATCCGCGCGTTCACGTCCTTCGTGTAGCCGATCTTGATGTAGCCGTTCTCGTCCTGGCACTGCGCGAAGTAGATGGCTGCCGTGTACTTGTCCGGGTGTCGCTGACGTCGTCCGTGATTCATGCGTTTTCCAACTTTCGTCGTCGGCCGTGGGATCACGGCATCGTTGATCTCGTCGGTCGTACCAGTAGAACGGGTGCTGGAATGAAGAGCAGTTTCCGACGAGGATTTCATTGCGATCGGTCGTTTGCTCCCAATGTGCTTCCAGTGGTGTACCCAGTCATCAGTTCAGTCCCTGAATCGATCGCCTCGCCCGCCCTGCCTTCGCCTCGTGCGCCGCGTCCCGTCCAATGTACGACCTCGTAGTAACAGCAGGCGCCGCTTTGACGGCCTGGCCGAGGTGGTACGCCACCGCGAGAGCCGTCTCGCCCGCTTCGGTCGCGAGCGTGGCCTGCGTCCTGCGCAGCGCCTGGGGCGGCAGCACCGGAACGCCAGCGGCCTTGCAGCACGACATCACCTTGCGGCGCGCGAGCTGTCGTGTCCAGCGGGACCCATTAGGGTGCGCGAAGATCGGTGCGTCCGGCCTGCGATCGCCGCACAGGCCGAGTAGCAGTGGCACCAGCTCGGGTGGCACGATCAGGCGACGGCGACCCGCGGCAGTCTTGGTTGCGCGAATCCACAGCATCCGGCCGCTGTCGTCCAGGTCACGGACGTCGCGTTTCGTCAGCTCCGATGCGCGCGAGCCGAGCAGGAGGTAGCCCAGCGTCAGGATCGCATCGGCGCTGTCGGGCTGCTCGAGGCACCAGCCGTACAGGATGCGCGACTCGTCCACAGTGAGCCGCGACTTGTCGGCGCCGAGCGTCTTGCGTCCGATCGGGTCGACGTCGGCGAACGGATTCTCCTTGAGCAGCTTGCGCTTCACGCACCAGCGGCCCCACATGCCGCCGATCACGAGCGCGTGCTGATGTGTGTCGGGGCGTCGACCGTTGAGCACGCCGATGTAGAGCTCTGCGCCGCGGGTCCGCACGTAGCGCAGCGGTCGGCTCAGCGCTGGTCCGAGCAGCGCCGTCAGTCGTGCCCGGTAGCCCGCGATCGTAACGTCGGCCAGGCCCGCGGCACGCTTCTCGGTCAGCCACTGGTCAACGGCCATCTTCACCGTGACGCCTTGCGCTTCGTCCCGAGCGCCGTCGACGCAAGCCTCCGCCGCTGCGCGCGTATCAAAGACCTTGTATGTCGTCGACCGATCTCGGCCGCTTCCTGTAGTGAACTGGACGCGCCACTTTCGACCGTGCTTGTAGGGACCGTTGATACGTGGGGTGGTTCGCATGGTTCCTCGGATACCCGGGAGTGCCGATCGCGTTCAAGCTCCTCGCGCACAACAGCGCGGATTGCTTCGAGTAGCGCGGCGGTGGGAGTCACCTACGGATCTCCTGGCACAGCCCGCACCGATAGATCGCCCTGAACTGCTCGTCCCATCCGCTCCAGCAGCTCCACTCGACTTCACGTTCCCAGATGTGCGGACACGTGTAGACCAGTCGGCGACGCGGCGGCCGTGCTCCGCCTAGGTCGCGGACGCCTTGCTTCGTCAGCTTCACACCCATGGCCCGCTCCTCTCCTCCAACCGCGCCACCTTGTACTCCGCGGCCCGTAGGTCCCGCCCGCGCTGGTCCAGCATCGGCACGAGACGTCGACGAGCTGCACGATCTCCTCGTCGCCAACCGACGCGGTACGACAGCAGGCAGGCGAGGAGCGAGGCGGCGATGGGGAGCAGGTACCAGGTCATGTCATCTCCCTGGTGAGCAGTGCGTTCAGCGCCGGGTGCAGCTTCATCAGTCTGCGCGGTATACGTCCGTCGTCGTCGCCGAACACCAGCAGGTCAACCTCTTCGGTTGTCGGGTCCCGGAACCCGGCTGAGCGGTCAGCGTCGAGCGCCGCGTCGATGTCGTCATACGTGATCATCGCTCCGTTGTCGCAGAACGCGGCTGAACCGATCTTCGACACGATCGGACGGAACTTCCGGCGGCGGCTCACGGTCTCCTCCTCCACACCGGACCGCGCTCCCTGCGCTCCGGCCGCACCACCGGACAGTCGAATCGATGCGCCGCAGTTCGCGCGCAGCACGCGTGGTACAGCGACTGCCTCGCGGTGAGCCACGACGGGTAGTAGTGCGACGTCGGTGACGGGGTGTCGGTGGGTCTCATGTGACTCCGCAGTTGACGAGCGTGACGCGGTAGAACTCTTCGGCGGTGTAGCGGCGCCAGCCGCCGGATCCGCGCGGACATTGCTTGTCCTGGGCTACTTCACCGGCCTCGCAGTGTGGACATCCGGCTCGCTCGTACAGCCACACACCATCGATGAAGCCGACGTCAAGAATCTCCCCGGCGCACTGCCAGCAGCTCGGACCGCTGCAGGCAACGACACCGCCATCTGGCGCGAGTTCGACGTGAAGTAGCTCGTATGGTCCGGTTTCGTGATATCGGCGATAGCCTTCGGCATCGCGCAGCGCCCGCATCTCTGCGTGCACAGACCGCTGACCGCACGTACCGGCGCAGCGCTCTCGACGGACCGAGGTCGTTGACCTGAACCTGCCTGGTCGGGATCGTCGCCGGAACGCCCAACGTCGGTACCTCCCTCGAGAGCCGCTCGGCTAGGTCGCGAGCTCGCTTGCTGGTCAGTTGACGCGGGATGCGAAGGCCGGTCGGGACGTGGGTGACCGTCCAGCGCTCGTGCGGACCGGCGATGCCGGTGTCGAACGGATCGCAGTGGACGGCCCACTCGCCGGTGACAGTGGCGTCGACGCTGATGGGACCGCGGATGGTGGCGAGGGTGATGATCATGGGGTGCTCCGGGTGGCGAGGAGACGCTCGATGATGCTGCACGAGTAGCCACAGGTCACCTTGTGGTCCTCAATGTGGTGGCGCAGCTGCTTGACCTCGTCGTCACTCAGCCTCACCGCCGCCGTGGCCAGCTGCTTCGCGGCGCGAGTGGCGATGGCGGTGAGCAGTGACTGTAGGTCGTCGCCTTGGAGCGCAACGGCATCGCACGCCTGTTGGTGACCGTAGGCGTGGAGAACGATCTCGTTCATCGTCTGCTGGTGCGGCTTGACGACATACAGCTTGCGTTCGGTCAGTTCGGCGTCAATCGCCTCGCGCACCACGCTCCTTACCCGCTCCTCGTCAGCGGCACGGGCAGTCGAATGAAGCTCGACCCACCCGCTCTCCACTGCGAGGCGCTCCTGAGCGTGAACTCGTTCGACGGCGCGACGGCGCCGAATCTCGTCGACTCCGCGTCGCCACATGTCGTTCCCCAACCACTGAAGATCCTCGAGTTCCTTGTCGCTCAAATCTGACATACGTCATTCTCCCTTCAAGTGCCTCGCCCACCACTCGAGCCGCTCCAGTACACTCGGCGATGCCGCGCAGAAGTCGCCGTGGAACGGAACCTGTTGACCGCCTTGACCGCGCCGAGCCGCTGCCCGCCATGCCGCATCGACAGCCTCGCAGAACGCCTTGACCGCAGCACGGCGCCGGTACAGCTCGGCGAGCACGCGGCACCACTCGGCGTTGGATGCGTTGACGACATCGATCCCGCCGAGCTCGACGATCGAGTGCTCCAGGTCGTAGTCGGTCAGGTCGGCCATGGCGCGCTCCTCGCCAGCATCTGCAGTGCGAACGCGCGAACCGATGCTCGCGACAGGGGCCCCAGGCCGCTCTCACCGAGCACGTAGTCGATGACGGCGATGACGGCATCCGGGGTACTGGCGTCGCGGCGTCTCCTGATCTCCGCAGCCATCCTTGCCGTGATTAGATGCTCGCAGCTTCCGTCGCCTGGGTCGGTACACTCTGCCAGTTCGTCCTCGTCGAGGTCCTTCATCACTCGCCACCTCCGATGTCCGTTGTGTGCGCGTCGATCCATTGAGCCATGGAGATTCCCTGTGCGTCGCAGTGCTGTTTGAGACGGTCGTACACCGGCGTCGGAACCGCGATCGACCGGACGGTGTCGCGGCGCTGGCGTGCCTCGGCATCGTGTCTCCGGTCGCCCAGCCGGAAGCACTCCGGTACGGGGCACTCTTGCTGCTTCGGCGCCGGTCCATAACCGTAGCCACAGCGCACCTTGACCGTGAAGTCGCCGTGCTTGCGGCAGGTGTAGGAGACGAGACGACCGCTCACGGCGTCACCTGCGCAGCGATCAACGCCAATGGCTTCCAGCTGCGGAGGTGTGCCGCCATCATCGCCACGATCGCATCGACGGCAGCCGGCTCGGTTTTCTCGAGCTCTCGCAGAAGCTCGAAGTTACGGCGTACGGCACCGGCGAGAGTGGCAGCGTGTCCGGTCAGCATCAGAAAGGTGCTTCCGCCGACGGTAGTGCCGGCTGCTCTGGTTCATTTCCGTCGGTCACCAGCCTGGGGCCGACGTCGTACTCGTCCCACTCCCACCCTGCCTTGTGTGTACTGCCGCCGCGCTCGCGAACTGCCTTGAGCACCGCGACCATCGCGCCGCGCTTGCCCTTGAGCGTCGACTCGAGCTGCTTCTTCGTCGCCTTACGAACGACGGCCTTGTCCTCGAGCCCCGGGTATAGATCCTTGACGGCTTGCCAGACGATGTTGCCGTCCAGATTTTCGTTGCCGGTGGTCGGCTGACGTCCCCAGACACGCCCCGGACCCACCGGGATCGGCCTGACCGCGGCGTGCCGATAGAGCCGCTCGCCGATCCGCTTGTGCAGGATGCCGATCCGCTTCCACAGCTGGAGGACCTCGGCTGCAGACTCGTCGTCTACGAACGTGGACAGCGCCAGCTCGGGATCTTCTTCGTCGCGGACCACGAGAGCCTTCAGCTCCTTCTGCTTCGGGCAGTCATCAAACGCCGGGCACCACCGGCAGTGACGCCCGGTGACGAACACCGGCGCCTTACCGTGCTTCGCCTCGGTCCGCACGCGGGCTGAATCCAGCACCAGCTGCTTGACTTCGTGAGCTACCACGTCGAGGTCGAACACCGGATCGAGCTCGTCGATGTCCATCGGACCGAGCTCGGGACGGATGGCGACCGTGATACGGTCCGCCGGCTGGTGGCGCGCGGCAGCGAGGGCGAGGAAGCGGACCTGACGGTGGCGCGCAGCCGGCTCCTGGCGCTCGAAGCCTTTCCGGTCGACCACGACCAGCACACCGGGGCCACGACCTTCGGCGTCGATGGTTCCTGGCACCTCGAACGGACCTCGTTCGCCGTAGTCGCGGCCGATTCCGCAGCCGACGAACCGCGAGGTGTCGGTCGAGATGTCGTAGACGTAGGCGACCTCGGCGCGCCAGGTCAGCCCCGGCCACCTCGACTCGTACTCCTCGGGAATGTCGCCTGCGTTGATGGCCTCTTCGTCGCCAGCGTGGCGCTCATTGCCGGCCTCTGAGTAGGCATTGGGGCTGTCACGCCAGGGGAGTGTGATTGAGCCTGGACAAACGGCTACGAGCTCGAGTTTCGAGGAGGAGATCACCGGAGACGCTCCATGGCCTCAGCGAAAGACCAGTTGATGTTCTGGGTTCCGAAGTGGGTGCGCTTGTACTCCTGCCATGACTCATCCCGATCGAGCCGCTCTGGACACCTGAGACCCTGAACGTATCCCGCACTGAACCCAGCACGGAACGCCAGTTCGATTTGTTCCTCGATGCTCATGACAGCTTGCCTCTCAAGTCGACGACCCGAGCTGCCTCGATATCCTTCTGGAACACGAGGATGTTGTATCCGCCGACCCGATAGGCATCGTTGCCGGTCACGTTGTGGACGACAACGCACATGAAACCGTGCTGAGTCTGCTCGTACGGAACAACGAACATCCCAGGCCGGATCTCGAGAAGTTTGCCTTTCATGCTGCCTCCGTAGGAGGTGTTAGCAGACGAATCTCGGCTGCCGACTGCAATGCGCGGAACTCGGTTCGGCAGCCCGTTTCATGCGGATAGCCCGGATATCCGGTGTAGAAGATCGAAGCGCATGATCCGCACTTCAGATCGATCCCGAAGTTCTATGCGGCCTGCTCGCACTCTTCGTATGTCAGCCCGGCACTCATGCTGCCTCCGGTGCCGGTGGAGCAGCCCGCCTGGCCATCTCCTCTGGCTGCTTGCTGTCGATGTACTCGCGCTCCTCGGCGGCAGTCGCCGTTGGCTCGGGCTGCCGAGACTGCTCTAGCAGCTGCCGCTCGAGCCACGCCTTCCTCTCGTTGTACGACTTGCGGACATCCTTGAGCAGCGCCGTCCCGTTGAACTCCTTTAGCTCCGGCATCAGGTTCGAGAGGGCCTCGAGAGACTCGGCGTTCCGGATCCTGGATAGGGTACCGGTGATCCTGGAGTCGACGGTCGGCTGCGATTCGACCGGCATGACCACCGGTCGCGCAACCGGAGCAACACCATCCATCAGCCACCCGTAGATCTTCCGCGCGACGTTCTGTCCGGGCTTCTCGAACAGATCGCCGATGTCGATCACGCCATCGAACCTCGTCTTGGTGATCCTGAGCGAGTGCGTCTGGTCCAGGTCTCCGACCAGATCGAACTCGTACTCCATCCCCTCGCGCTGGATCGCGGCGAGGCCGACCTTTTCGATCGTCGTCTTGCCGTTGACCGTGTTCTGCACGTACTCCATCTTGACGCGCAGCGTGGCGATGAGATGCCCGTGGCACCCCAGCATCGTCTCGACGAGCTCGTTGTGCTTCGGGGTAATCTCGCGCCAGGCCGTCCAGCTGTTACCGCCGCGAGCCGCCGCGTTGTCCTTCTGCTCGAGGGCGCCGCCCTTGCCGTACCACGCCTGGCTCAGGCTGTCGACGATGATGATGTCGTAGCCAGCGCGCTCGGCCTCGTGGATCTTGTCGACGTACGCCAGCGGCGAATAGGACTCGAGCACGTCGGTATCGAAGTCGAACCTGCGGCCGTACTTCGATGCCGAGCCGTGTTCGGTGTCGATGAGACAGACGCGGCCATCACCCTGCTGAAGCTCGCGCATCATCGCCGCGATCGCTGTGGCGATGGAGAGTGCCGTGAACGTCTTGCCGTAACCGGCAAGGGAGCACAGCGCGAGCCGTAGCTTGCTCTGTTCCTTGACTGCTTTTTGGAAAGCCATCGAGAGCTCCGATCAAAAAGGAATATTGTCGTCGGCGCCAGGAGCATTCGGATGTCTGCCGTTGCCCGACGGGGTTTCCTCTGCCTCGTTGAACCACGAGTCCACGTTTGCGGTGAGCTGGTTCGTGGCTGCGGCCAACGGCGGAGCCTCGTAGCCGATCGAGCCGACCGAGATCCACTCGCTGACCTTGCCAGTCTCCGGGTTGTCGTAGCGCGCGATGCGGACCTTGAACGGGACGACCTTAGCTGCCTTCATGACGTCGTCGACGAACGTTCCGATCGTCTTGCCCTGCCAGCCGAGCGCCATCAGGTCGCGCTTCGTGTAGCGGATCGACTCGGCCTTGAAGTTGCCGTTGTACGGCACCTGGATGCCAGTCTTCGGCCCCTCGCCGATTTCCATCGTCACACGGACGGCAGGCTTGCCGCTCTTGGTGTCGGTGCCGTACTCCGCCTTGACTGCCTTGCCTCTGAAATCGCCTTCGAAGAGATTGCTCATGTTGGTGTTCCTTGTTTGCGTTGTTGTTTCCGTCGGTGCACATCTGGGTCGCCAGCCCACAGCGAGGCGGTGCAGATCGCGGATGTGCGGTCAGCCCGTGCAGGTATTCAGGCAAGTGAATCGCGGGCAGGTCGTGCCTTGACCCTGGGTTCTGCAGCCCTGCGTGCAGGCGCCGGCCTCGGAGCAGATCTGATTGTCGCTATCCCCAAGACCGCCATGCACGACTGTCAGGTCGGTCAAGGCTCTGATCGTCTCACTTGAGATCGTGAGTCGCCTGTTGGTTCGCTTCACTGGACTTCACCACCCTTCACGGGTGGCGGCCAGCACGTCGACTTCTCTGGCTTGGTGTCGACATCGGTCTGCCCCCCGCCGACGACGAGATCGAGTCCCGTGATGACCCGGATCGTCTCGCGCGCGAGATTGATTCGTTTGTTGTTGGTTCGCTTCATGATGAGCTCAGCGCGGTGGCGTATCCGGCCAACACGGCTTGAACGAGTCCGGGATCGGGTTCGTCCAGGTGTCGATGACGACTCCGCCGACGACATCGCGGAGCTCCAGAGTCCGAAGATGACGAATCATCTGGCTATCCAGTTTCAGTTTTCTCCTCACACTGTCCTCCTGGTTGATAGCCCCGCATCGACCGCAGAACAGGGGGACGGCGGAACACTGCCGGCGGACCACGGCCGATGCGGGAAATCGAGTAATCGCGCTCGGTGCTCGTGGAGCGGACCGATTGCGTAGCGGATGACGGCGATCGTCAGGGCGCCGCAGAGCCAGCCGGAGAGGAAGATGATGGTGGTCATGGCGACCATCCGGTGCGGATGAGGGCTTCGGCTTCGGCGTCACGTTCTCGGTCAGTCTGTCCGTACGAATCGCTAAGCGTCATCCACGCGTTCCATGCGAGTGAGATAGCGGTCTCGCTTCGTATGCCGAGGGCGCTGGCGGCCGATCCGTAGGACCACTCCATCGACTTCCAGCCACCGCTCGCCGCGATCGCGCAGATCAGCGCTGCCTCTTCGCGCACCTTCTTGCTGTATCGCTTCTTCATCTCACCAGCTCCTCGAGTCTCTGCTTGTAGTCACCGAGCTTCATCGTCCTGTCAGCCAGCATCTCCTGCACCACGCCGCGCAGCTGGCGCAACACAACCAGCTCTCGGCAGGCGCGGACGAGCGACCAGGTCTCCGGGAACTGGGCGAACGCGATGGCGATCTCGTGGTCGGAGAGGGGGAGGGTGGTCACGACGGCCTCGCGAACAACTTGCCGAGGTGGATCTCGGTTCCGATGCACGCCCACGCGTAACAGAACTCGGACCAATCATCGCGCGCGTCCTCTTGCTGGTCGTACTTGCAGACGTCGCAGACGCTATCGTCCGCAGCGACATGGCCTCCGCACTTCGAGCACGGGTAGCAAAGCGGAAGCCCCATGAGCGCAAACTCGGGGTCACGGCAGATGTAGCAGCTCTTGCTGTGGACCGTGGTCGTACTGCGTTTGCTCGGGTCGGCAAGGCCCTGTTCGAGCATCCAGTACGCGGGGTCATCCTTGCGCATCGGGACGCTCACGGCTTGATTCCGTTCCGTGCGTTCCACGTCGCTGCGACGTGGTCGCGAACGAGCCTCCGGTCGTCACGTGAGACGTACTTGCCAGTCAGTGGCTCTGTGCCGAGCGCTCTGACGCAGTCGTTGTATAGGTGCATGTGCTCACCACCAGCAGGAGCCGAGTCTCGTAGCGCTCGGATTTGGTCGTCAGTGATCGTTTCGCCGGTGACCTTCGAGGTCAGGGGCCCGCCCCGGGCGTTGATGGCTTCGGCGATGCGCTCGCGGGATTCACGATCTCCGGTAAGCGCAAGTCGCTCGATGCGCATGCCGAGCCATGACGGTCTGCTTCTCTCTTCGCGGATTTGCTCATCAGTTAATGAATCAGCGGTAATCACCCTTCACCTCCCTCTTCCTCCTCGGGCTCCATGTCCAACGTCTCGTCAGGATCAACCACCGGACCGCTCTGAACCGGCTCGCTGTGAACGTCCGGCATCTCGACCAGCGGCTTGCCGTCCACCTGTGGAACGTCGATGGCCTCGCTCTGATCGAACTTCTCGTCCACCGCGTACACGGCCGCGGTCAGACGCTGCGCTACTACCGCGTAGCTCTCGCCGGAGACCGTCACGGTGACCCGCTCGATCGAGGCGGTCATCCGCGGGGCCAAGGCGGCAGTGAGTTCGCGGCGGAGCGATGCGTTTTCTGCCCTCTGAGAGCCGGCGTCAAGTGCCATCCGGTCGCGCTGCGCCACGAGCACGCGTGCGGCGTTGCGGTTCGTCTCGAGCTTCGTCTGCAGCGCGACACACACGCCTTGCGCTGCAGCCAGCTGCCTCTGCAGCGCAAGGACCTCACGTGCGTGGCGATACTCGCTCTCCGAGTAGTCGCGGCAGATCGCCTTGACGTGCTCGCTCGAGCCGAGCAGAGCCCAGAGCTGCTCGTGGTGCTGGGCCGCGCCAGCCGCTACATCCTGCAGATCCTCGCGTTCGCAGAGATGAGCCGGAGGAACGGTGGTCGGGCGAGCCGGAGGGAAGTAGTAGCCCGCTGTGACGGTGCGCGGCTCGTCGTCGGGGTGGAGCTTGACGATGGAGGTCGTCATGCCGCCCCCTGCATCCGGTGCTCCGGTCCGAGCACGAGGACCGTCACCCCATGAAACCGTGCGTGAGCGGTCAGCCAGTGGACTCCGCCGCGTGCCCCGGACTGCGGCGTGACCACGAGCTGGCGAGCGATCAGCTTGAGCTGGTCGTCGGTGGTCGTCTCGATGTGGATGAGGTTCTCGGACAGCGAGGCGCTGCGAACGCCGAGATCCCTGAACGCAGTGAGCAGTGCTTGAAGTTTTTCCATTATCTTTGACCTCCCCTTAGGTCGTTGTCCTGAACCGTTGTCGCAACGCTCTGCGAGAGCGCTCCGGGAACAGCTCAGGTGTGGCGGGCGTTGATGGCGACGGCGCAGCGCGCGCGAGCTGAGTGGTCTCCGGCTAGCGCCGAGCGAACATCGAGCGCCATTGAGCCCCACAGGACGAGCAGCCTGCGGATCTGCTCGTCCGTGATCGTGTCGGCGGTGACCTTCACGGGCGCGCCCCCTTCGATGAGAGCCAGCGCACCGCCGCGATCTTGTCGTCCGCGGAATGCGAGTTCAGGTTGTTAACGATCGATCGTGCGAACGCCTTGAGCGATAGCCCGTCGCCGCGTGACCGATGCAGCGCCTTGATGCGCTTGCTCGGCACGAAGCGATTCGGCTTGCAGCTACGACCGGTGCCGGGCGTTCCAGCAGGAGATACCGGAGCGCGATCGTCCTGCTTCATCTTCAGCACGTCGCGGTACAGGTCGACGAGCACGTCAACGCTCGTCACAGTCACGATGCACGCTCCTCATCGCGGCTCACGTACTGGCCGTCAGGGCCAAGCACGGACGCGCGGCGCGCTGCAAGCTCTTGCTCTAGATCGAGACGGCCGCGCTCGCGCGCAACCTCGCGAGCGAGCTCCTCGATGGCTGGGCGAATGCGGCATGCGAAGTCGACGAGGATATCGGGCGCGTGGTCGGGCCCGACCATAACCGTCGAGGCGTCGATCTCGAGCACCTCGCGCTTTGTTGCGATCACAACACAGATCAGCGCTCGATCGTCTGCTGCATCGGACTGCATAGCCTCGATCACGTGCGCGCACGAGCGCGTGAATGTCCGCTCGGGGTCCTTCACAAGGACACCTCCACCACAACCAGTCGCCTCGCCCTGGCCCGGCAGTCATCGGCGCGAGCGCGCAGCTTTCGCGCCTGGCTTACGTGCTTCGCCTCAACTGCCGCGATGTCGAGGCGGATCGCACAGTCGGTCCAGGCACCGATGGTGCCGAGGCCAAGCGCGACGAGAGAATCGTAAATGGCGAGCGCTGCTACGGGCGGCGCGGCGAGGAGCGTTGTGTCGAGCATGTGATGCACTCTATGCATCACCGCCGATCACGTCAAGCTAAATTATGCACGACGTGCATACGCGCGAACCGCCTAGGCTTTGCCGGCGATCTGCGCGGTCTGGACAAAGGTCTCGAATGTCCAGGCCACCGGAGCGAGAATTTCCTGCGCGCCAACTGTTTCCCTGAGGCAATCGACGATCTCGTCGAACTTCTCCGGGCACAGCTGCTGTAATCGACGACCTAAGGCGCCCCATTCTGTCAGCGCGGGATCCATCGAGTCACGGTGCACCTATCGTGCGTCGACGGAAAGATGGTTGTGACAGATTCTTTCAGGCTGTACGGTGAGCGATGGCGCTCACTTATGCGTAATTCTACGTACGCCGCGAGATGGCGTTGGAGATGCAATCACCGCCTTCAGTCGCGCGAGCTGCGCGTCGCTCGGCCGGTCTGGCGGTGGGTGTCCATCCGACAGAGCACGCTCAGCGAACCCAAGCAGGACCGAGAACTCTCCGGGCTTCTTTTCGGCCAGCTGCGATCCGATTCTGCACCAGCGCTCATGCGATGCGTCACGGATCGAGACCACCGGGTCCGGAATTCCGGGTAGTTTGTCCGCGAGTTTCCGGAGCGTTGTGTAGCTGACGTTGTGCCCTCGCTGTAGCACTCGGCCGATGGTCGTTTGGTGCACACCGACGAGCTTTGCTGCTCGGTGCTGTCCGCCCACGGCCTTGACGGCCGCGCGGATGAGCTCTCGATAGCTCTCTTCAACAACAAGAGGCGTCTCGGCTGTGCCGGGCATATCTCAACTATCTCATGGGATTGGGATGCACCGCGTGCATCACGCTTGACTAGCGATGCACCACATGCATAAGTTGTTGCGCATGACCACTGCCCGCGAACTCGTCAAAGTGCTGCGCGAAAGGCAGGGGCTCAAACAGGGCCAGCTCGCCCGGAAGTGCGACGCGATCGATCGCGTAGGGGTTTGGCCGCAAAGCAAAATCTCTCGCATCGAGACCGGAAAGATGGAGCTAACCGTCGAGGATCTCGAGGTGATCGTCCGTGCACTGGGGACCACGATGCCTCAGTTCTTCCGCGCTCGGAGGGCCGCGTGAATCTACGTATCCTTCCTCGCTCCACCCCCGTTGTCGCTGCTAACGACCTTCGGCCTCGTCCTGTCGATCGCCTCGATAACACCAGCGCTCCCGGTGCAGACCGAGGCCGTCAGGATCGCCAGCCCGGCGCCGAGCTCAGCGTCGCCACCCTGCCAGATGACGCGTGCAATCGCGTAGAGGACAGCAGAGCCGGCAGCGACGAGGAGCACGAGTTTCACGGAGCCAGCGATAACTACCAAATACCCCACGCACAATCCGAACACTCGAACAGTGTCCTCGTCGGTGGACACTCCGGAGCGGGAGTGGCGAGGTGAGCGCCATCTACAACGAGATCGACCCGTTCGCAGCGCGCTGGCTGCGCAACCTGATCGCAGCTGGTCACATCGCACCCGGAGTCGTTGATGAGCGAAGCGTCTCGGACCTGGTCCCAGCTGACGTTGCTGGACTGGGCCAGCGGCACTTCTTCGCAGGCATCGCAGGATGGAGCCTCGCATTGCGACTCGCCGGCGTTCCCGACGACGCCGACGTTTGGACCGGCTCGTGTCCGTGTCAGTCGCTCAGCGACGCTGGCAAGCGACTCGGATTCGCCGATCCTCGCCACCTCTGGCCCGAGTGGTTCCGGCTCATCCGCGAGTGCCGCCCTGCAGTCGTCTTTGGAGAGCAGGTTGCGAGTGGTCTTGGATGGTCGTGGCTCGATCTTGTATTCGCTGACATGGAAGGAGCGGGTTACGCCTGCGCAGCGGCGAATCTGCCAGCTTGCAGCGTCGGCGCTCCGCACCGGAGACAGCGCATCCTCTTCGTGGCCTACGCCGACGAAGTCAGACAGCAACGGGCCGGGCTCGCACGGTTCGGGTTCGCCGGACCTACGCACCGTTGCGACTGCGGTCATGTCGCCGATTCCCACGAGTGGCACAGCGAAGGCCCGCAAGAATGCGGAGAATGCAGCTGCACCTACTTCGCGTTCGACCGCGGGATGGCCAACACCGACGGTCAGCCGAGGCGACTACTCGCGGCGCGACGGGAACCCAGACGAGCCGACGCTCAAGCTAGCCGGAGTCGCGAAGCTGGCGAGTTGGCCGACGCCAAGGGCACTGGACGGCAAGAGCGGAGGAATCCGCGAGGTAGCCACCGGGCAGGATCTATCGACGACAGCGCACTACGCAGCGTGGCCAACGCCACTAGCGAGCGACGGAACGGTGTCAAGGGAAACACTCGGACACGGCGAGAACAATCCGAGTTTGCTCGGGGCGGCACGGCGGGTTGCGTGGGTGACCCCGAAGGCGCAGGACGGGCAGCGAGGTGGACAAGCCAAACGATCGGGGACCCGAGGGAACCTTGTCGATCAGTGTCAACTGACCACTGGTCCCCCTGCGAATGGATCTCCTGTTCCGACGGAGTCTCGCGGCCAGTTGAACCCGGAACACACCCGCTGGCTCATGGGGTACCCGGTCGAGTGGGGCTCCTGCGCGGATACGGCAACGCGATCGTACCGGAAAAAGTAGCGGCGTTCATCGTCGCTGCGTTGGAGGCCGCATGAGACGCTCCATCTCCGTCGCCTTCCAGGACGCCTCGCTCCAGATCGCCACCGTCACCGATCGCTCCTGGTGGCGCGGCACTCGCGTCTACACCGTGGCGCTCTACGGCGATTACCTGTGGGTCCGAGATAACGGCAATCGGCCGGTGACCGACTCCGAAGTGATCGAGGTGCTCGACGCGGGACGAGCCACGGCTCTCGATATCCGACGTCGACGACTCTGACCTGCAACCGAGGGCGGCGGGTAACGATTTTGATGAGGAGATTTCCCTGTGACTCTTGCCTACAACCCCGAGACGTGGGCGATCCGCGACGCACTCCGTGACGCTCTGTCCTCGCGCACACCACGGACCGCACCGCAGCTGTTTCAATCAGTTCTCGACGACATCGGTTCGATCGACGAGCGTCGGCTGTGGCGTCAGCTCGCGTGGCTGACACAGCGAGGTATCGCAGTCGGTCTCGCCGTCATACACGGCAACCAGTCCTCGCTCGAAGACACCGGCTATGTCCGCGGCACCGGACTCGAGTACCCAGATGACGCAGCGATTCGTGAACGGGTCGAGCTAAGCCGCGATGGGCTGTGCTGGGATTGCAGGGAACCGAATGCCGATCCCGCTCGACGGCAGGAGCAGTATTGCGTGTGGTGCGAGCTCGAGCAAAGCCAGGCGTTCAACGCGGCACTGCGCGCCGATCGCTACGCCGCGGGTGTCTGCACGGAGTGCGCAGTGGTGCGGCCACGTGATGGACACCGCCTGTGTGACGGGTGCAACACGGCGAAGAATCACCGAGCGAAACACTACGCAGTCCCGCGCGATGCGGATGCGTGGAGTTTGAGAAGGAGGGCAGCGTGAGTCTTGACGTGTACCTGTACGGAGAATCGCGAAACGAGGAATGTGACTGTCCGACGTGCGGCAACGGCCACATGCGCACTGTGACCGTATGCCTCTACTCAGCTAACATCACGCACAACCTCGGACGCATGGCCAGCGAGGCCGGTATCTACGAAGCGCTGTGGCGACCCGGTGAAATGCTTGACCCGGAGCTCTCCGCTCGCATGAGAGTCGAGGCAGACGCGAACCGATGGGGCGCCGTGCGGGAACTCGAAAAACTGCTGCCAGTCGTGCGCGCCGCTCACCTGATTGATCCGCTGCGTTCCGGTCTCGAGCTACTCCGTTCGGACCGACAACGGTTCGAAAAGTTCAACGCACCGAACGGATGGGGTCTCTACCAGCACTTTGTTCCATTCGTCGAGAAGTACCTAGCCGCATGTCAGGAGCATCAAGAAGCGTTCGTCGAGGTGTCGCGATGACCACCATCAAGGTACCCCGTCCCACGGATCCCAAGCTCGCCGCGGCATGGGATGAAGCGAAGCGGATCGTCGAGGCGCGAGACGATGACTGCTGCGTCGGCGACCGCTCGCAGTGCCGGTGTGCTGCGAAGCAGCTGGCGGTAACCGACGAGGATGTTGATCGCGAGAAGTGGATGGCGGTGTGGGGCGATGAGGTGGAGCCGTGAACGCTCTCGAATATGCCGAGGACGCCCTGTCACGAGCAGCACAGGCGTTCGGCAACAGCGACAACCCCGCCAGGTTTGGTGCGCTCCGAGTCGCAGCGCTGCTGTACGCGGCTGAGCGTCTCGACGGCATCGGGGCAAATTCAGGAGCAGTCGCGCTGACCAAGCTCATCACTTCCGAGATACCGCGTCCCTACGCGCTGAGGGGCCGGCCGTGAGCGAGATGGCACCAGAGCAGCAGGACGTAGCGCAGCGAGCTCGCCTGGCGATGATCGCAGCACGGAGCCCGTTGGTCACGCTTGGCAGGGGCCGAGGCAGACCGCCGGGTCGCAGCAAGTGCAAGCGGTGCGGTGAACTCGGGCACTACGCGAAGACCTGTGGTCGCCAGGCGCCACCTGCTCCACCCGTGGCCGTCAAGCCACCGAGTCGGATCAGGCGACACCGCGTCGACGGCCACAACCACTGCGCCGTGTGCGGTGAACTCGGGCACACGCGGAAGCGCCACGAATCCTCCGCCCCGTCAGTTCTGGCAGCGCGAGCCGTTGCCGACGATGGGCTCACGCTTGCTGTCGCAGCGGCGCGATTCAGCGTCTCGAGACAGGCCGTCGATCAGGCGCTTCGCCGTCACATCGGAGACCAGCCGACGCCTGCCCAGCAACGATGGCGGCTCAACAAGCTGCGCGCCGCGACACTCGCACTGATTGGTCGATCGGTCTCCGAGATCTGCGCCGAAACTGGAGCGCACGATCACACGGTGCGCCGTTACCTCGACTCCATGGGTGTCGAAGCCCGACACGCGCTGAAGATCCCGGACGACGACGTCGCCGCAGCCGCAAGCGCCGTGACCGCAGGATCAAGCTACGCCGACGTAGCCGCCGACCTCGGGTATTCACCGGCCCGGCTGGCTGACCGACTGCGCGGCATCGGCGTGCATTCCAGCGCCTCGGCTCGCGGCCGGACTGACGGCAGGACCAAGCGCGCCATCGATCGGGTCATTGCCGGTGAGTCGGTTCAGGACGCATGCAAGGCGGAGCGCTGCGCCACGCCCATGGTCTACAGGACCACGATCGAGATCAGGAAGGCACGGTCAGCATGAACCCCGCACACCTCCGCTCCTTCGAACGCCTCATGCTCACGCTCTTTGCCGCCCTGTTCGTCGCGATCGTCACCGCGCTGTGGCTCGTCGGCAGCTGGACCGTGGTGATCGGTCTCGCTGGGTTCGGGGTGCTGCTGACGGCGGCGGCTATTGGTGGACTTAGGTACGAGGGAAAGCCGTGACTACAACAGGAGATCCAATGCTTGAGATACCCATGCTGACGGAACCCGAGGTAACTCGTATTTACACGTTTCCCGGCGGCGAGACCGTGAAGCTCGCGAACGTCACGCACTTCCTGGCTCGTTCGAGTGGCACGCACCGACTCAAGACAGCCGACGGACGACTCCACATCATACCGGTCGGATGGATCCACATCGAGATCGAGGCGAAGGACTTCTCGCTCTGATGTGGCAACTGTCTTCCAGCTCCGACCGTCGAGCCCTCAACATCGTCGACGGCACTGGACCGCACGCCGGTTGCGGTCCCCACTACTCACGTCGGACCCCGGGATCTAAGACGTTCACCGGTTGCGGTCAGGAGATTGTCCTCGTGACCGAATGCGGTAGAGCAGTGTGGGCGTGTGTTCGCCAGCGAACTCCGGTGGCGCGGGGCGCTGGGTCCGCGCGGGGCAGGGGCGGCTCCGGCCAGGTCACCAAGTTCGTGTTCCGCAACAGCATGTTCAGGAACCTCGGCGCCGGGCTGTCGAGCGATCTAATTATATCCGCCACCGAAGAGACCTATCGTCGATGGGTTGAGCGTTACGGATCACTGCCCCCGGAGCGACTGCGCACTGAGATTGGCATCAAAGAGATCCGCTCAACGAACCCAGGGTACTGCTACCTGATGGCCGGCTGGACAGTCGACCGAGTCGTGCGCGGCAAGCGCTACCTGTGGGCGCCGGAGCGCTCGGCTGGGTTCGCGCTCTCGGAGGCCGCATGACCATCACCCTCATCCACTTCACCCTCCCCAACGCATGGCACGTCCTCCGCCAAGCGTATCCCGGCGGCCGCATCACCACCCTGTGCTGCGATGCCATCGACTACGTCGCCGTGTGCATCGCGACGGTCGACCTATCTGCCCACGACAGGCTGCCGCACAATACCTGCCCAGCATGCCGGACGGAGCTCGCGGCAGGGACGTCGGGTGCGGCGGAGGCAGTGGAGCCGAGTCGAGCGGTGACTGTGGACATCAGGAATGGAAGCGAGGCTGCATGACCGTAACAATCCATCCCCGAGAGACCGGAGCGACGATCCGGTGTGACTACCACGGCTGCCCTCGAATCCTGACCACCGGACAGATTCTCATCCGTCCGATCCGCGAGTACGCGAGTACGCTCGGCTGGATCCGAGGACTCGATCCAGGCAGCGGCGGACCAAACGACGAGAACGGCCGGCCGTCGAATCTCAAACACGACATCTGCCCGGTGCATGCCGTCGACGAGCGTCGCAATCGCGACAAGCGCAACGCGGCCAGCAATGCACGTCGGGCCCGTCGCGATGAGCTGCACAAGATGTCGCTCGAGGAGCGTCTGCAGGAGACGCGACGTGTGCGGAACGCTGCCGCGAAGGCAAGGCGCAAGCGGAAGCGGCAGCTCGCGGAGATGTTGCCGACGGTGGCCGCGTGACCGTCTCGTTCCAGATTCACCGCTCCGTAGCGGTCGCCTGTCAGCGCTGCAGCCGCGAGACGAACGTTGTGCTCGAAGGTCAGTGCGTAGCGTGCCACCTCCGGCGCGCTGAAGCCAAGCCGACGCGACGCCCAACGTCGAAGCCGAGACAGGGGCAGCACGGGTGAGCGACAGGAAGTCCAGATTCTGGCGTCGACAGCTGCTCGGCAGCAGGTCAGGTCATCGGCTACCGAGCCCACCGCCAGTTGCGCCACCCCGATCACCCGTCCTGTCGCTGACGTGGACCGAGGTGCAGCAGCGCTCTCCGCGCGCATGCCCTCACTGCGCGTTCCACTTCTCGTCGCATGGCGTCCCGTGCCTAGCTCACACGCTTCCCGGTGAGCGAGCGGCACGATCCAGGTCGATCGGGGTGACCCGATGATCGGCGACATCTTCCATTTCCGACGGTGGTGGACCGCGGATGTATCGCGCGGCGTCGATGGCGTGTGGCTGCATGTTCGCCGCGGCGCTCGACATGTCACGATCTGGCGCAGCTCGCTCGAAACATTCGACGAGCGAATCGAGCCAGCTGAGCGCCTCGAAGCGGAGGTCGGCGACGCGTTCGTGTGCGTCGGGCCAACAATCGACGAGACGATGTTGGCTACGGTGGAGCGCGTCAACGGGGAGAGGTTGCTAGTGGGGCTCGGTAGCAAGCTGGCGCAGGGCACGCGTGTCGTGCAGCTGCTCGGGATGCACGGACTCAAGCAAGCGAAGAAACGGAAGGCAGCATGACGAAGCTCGTCGCAATCGACCCTGGCCCCACCGAGAGCGCCTACGTACGGCTCGGCTACGACGGTAGCGTGCTGGCATTCGGCAAGCGTCCCAACGAAGAGGTCGCCGGCATCATCGAGCGTGCGCGGAACCGGAGCGGCCACCTAGCGATCGAGATGATCGCGTCGTACGGGATGCCGGTCGGCCGCGAAGTGTTCGAGACCTGCGTGTGGATCGGCCGATACATCGAGCGCTGGTCGCTTGCCCACACGCTGGTCTACCGGCGCGAAGTCAAGCTCCACCTGTGCGGGTCGCCCAAGGCGAAGGACGGCAATGTCCGCCAGGCTTTAATCGATCGATGGGGCGGAAGGGAGCGCGCGATCGGAAAGAAGCGAACCCCAGGCCAGCTCTACGGATTCAACAGCGACGTGTGGCAGGCGCTTGGAGTCGCTGTCACGTGGTGGGATGCGAACGTCAGCGACGGAGAAACCCTCGGCGCTTCGGTGGAAGCAGCATGAATGCAATACCAACTCGCTACAACGGAGTGCAGTTTCGCAGTCGACTCGAGGCGAGATGGGCCGCGATGTTCGATCTGCTGCAATGGAAGTGGGAGTACGAGCCGATTGACCTGGACGGGTACATACCTGATTTCCTTGTCACTTTCCACGATCAACTATCATCGTTTCTCGTCGAAGTTAAGCCATTGATCTGGACTCGTCCGTTGTCTCGTGCTGCCGCGGTAGAGCCGTTCTCTGGGGCGCGACGAAAGATTGTCGATTCAGGTTGGAATGGAGAGTCGTGGATCGCCGGTGCCAGCCTGATTCCTCCGATAGATCCTCTCAACAAGTCACGCGCAATCGGACTCGGATGGAACGGTAGCGGCCCACGCACCGCGTCTCCATGGAGTTGTTGGAGGTGTGCAAAATGCATCCTACTGTGGCCTCATTCTGAGTACAGCTGTTGCCACTGCGGCTTCCTGGCCAAAGGAGGAGAGAAAAGGCCACCCGGAACCAGCCAGTTAGACACCCAGCAGATCTGGCGCGAGGCGGGTAACCGAGTGCAGTGGCGTGCCCAAGGAGTCAGCTGATGGCCCGCATGTCGATCGATGACAAGCTCACCCGCGACCCGCGGGCCGTACGACTTGGACGCATATACGGGTGGCGCCGGCAGGAGGCGATCGGCCGGCTGCTGGACGTCTTCGCTCTGACCTACGACCGCGAGCGCGACGTCATTCCTGGTGAAGACATCGACATCGCGGCCGAGCAAGACGGCTTCGCGGTGAGCATGGAGCTGGTCGGACTGGCCGAAAAAACGCCGAAGGGGTACCGCGTGAAGGGTGCCGCTGAGCGCATTCGGTACCTTCAGGAGTGCCGTGACTCTGGCAGGGTAGGTGGTATCAAGAGTGGAGAATCACGAAGAGAAAGGTCGAAGGGTAACGCGAAGCGACCCTTCAAGGGTAATCGAAGCGACCCTTCCGAAGGGTCCGAAGGGTTAGGGAAGCCTCCTCCTCCTCCTCCTCCTCCTCCTCCTGTTCAAGAGAGAGAGAGCGCCTCCGGCGCTTCAGGCTCTGCTGTCCCGGATCCACCCAAGAGGAAGCGGACAGACCGCGGAGTCCAGATCCCAGAAGGATGGAGGCCTTCAACCTCATCCGCCAACCAGTCCACAGAGGCCGATGCCCGCAAGCGTGGAGTGAACCTGGTAACCGAGCTCGAGAGCCTGCACGACTGGGCCCGTAGTCACGGGATCACACGCAAAGACTGGGATGCCCAGTGGCGCAACTGGATGCGGCGAGCCCGACCCTCGTTAGCTAGCGAAACCCGGAATGGAACGTCTAAGCAGACTCCGCTCCGCATCGTTGCCGAGTCCGACGAGCCAGACCTCAGCGTGTACGACGCGATTCCTAGGAGTGCGAAGTGATCATCCAGGACGAGCGCACCGAGCGGAGGATGATCGTCGCCCTGCTCACCGAGCCGGCCGTACTTGCTGCCGCAGATCATCTCGAGACGCAAGACTTCACCGACTATCGGCACTGGGTGATCTTCGCGGCAATTCGACTGCTCCAGTCAGAGGGCGCCGACGTTAGCGTGCTCGACGTCGACGAGGTGCTCGAGATCCGAAGCCGCACCTACGGAACGTTTCTGCAAGACAAAGCAGGAGCGGCCTACATGGCTGAACTTCTCCTCGAATGCTCTCCGTACCATCACGCCGTGTTGTGGGAGCACGACATGCAGTGGCTCAAGGCATGCTCACGCCGACGCCAGGCGCTGGAGGCAGCTGCGTGACCATCGGTGAGTCACTCGATGGCTTCGAGTCCATGCCTGCGCGCCTCGTCGGCGAACGGATGGATCGCATCACCAAGGCGCAGGGCCGGCTGCAGTTCTACGTTGGATTCTTCGACGACTGCTTGCGCGGCATCCTGGATCACGATCTCGTGCTCATCGGTGCGCCGACTGGTATGGGCAAGACGGATCTGGCGCTGAACATCGGAGCGTCGAATGCGATGCACGGCAAGCGGGTGCACTACTTCGCGCTCGAGGCTGAACCGCGTGAGCTAGAGCGCCGTACCAAGTACGCGATCATCTCGCGCGAGCTGTTCAGGACCCAGCACGTCGACCGCGATCGCATGAACTACACGGACTGGTACCTCGGCGAGCTAGAGGTGATGTGCGCCCCGTTTAACACAATGGCCGACGAGCGCGTGCTCGAGATGCTGTCTGGGATGCAGACCTACTATCGAGGCGCTCGGTTCACCGCAGAGGATCTTCAGAAATCGATCATGGCAATCTACTCGCGGTCCCAGCTGATCATCGTCGATCACCTGCACTACGTCGACAGCGACGACGACAACGAAGCCCGTGCGCTCGGAGACACGGTCAAGACGATCCGCGACGTTTCGTTGCGCATCGGCGTGCCCATCTTGCTCGTGGCCCACCTGCGCAAACGCGATCCACGGGCGAAGCAGCTCATCGCGACACTGGACGACTTCCATGGCTCGAGCAACGTCACGAAGATCGCAACCCAGGTCGTCGCGATTGAGCGCGCCAACTGCATCGAGAGCGACAAGTGGTACCTGTGTCCGACGTTCTTGAGCGTGCTCAAGGATCGTCGAGCCGGCGCGCCGCGACTTTCTGCGGTCTGCATGTTCGACCAGCGGACTCGCAGCTACGAGCACCGTTACCGACTTGGAAAAATCAGCGGTGCCGACTGGGAAGAGATCAGCCCGCACGAAGTACCCCGATGGGCGAAGCACTACGCACCCGGCCCCGCATTGACAAAGGCAGGTTAAGAGTGAACCAGAAGCAGATAGCTCAGAGCAGCCTCTCTCAGGGTGGCGCCCGATGAGCCGCGCGATCACTGCTGGAGCCGCAGCGCGGACCACCGAGTTCGCCATCGTGACCGTGTGCGTCTCAACGAACCCTGACGCCCTGCGAGCTCTCGATGCCGCAGTCACGAAGCTCAAGCGAGCCGGCATCCGCGCAATGAACCGTAGCTGGCTGCTGCGGATCGCAGCCGAGCGCCTCGACGTCGACGCGGTGCTCGAGGATCTGAAGCGGGTGACGAGGTGAAGGCGGTAGCCATCGAGGTGACCGGCACACGGGCCACGGTTGTGCTCACGCCGTGCTGGCTCGCCCGAGTGTTCGGCGCGCGGCCGGTTGTCGTCGAGCTGGAGCGCGGGAAACGCCACAACGGCGAGTCCGGTCATTGGGTAGCAGTGGCGTCGCAGCGTCGGCTCGGCTGGATCCCGTACAGCTGCGAGATCGAACACGCGCTCGACTTCCGGTCGGTTGAGCGCTTGCCGACGGCGAGGAGCGTTTCCAGGTGACCTGTTCCATCTGCTCGCAGCCCTTCCGGGGCATGCACGCCGTTGCGCCCGACGGCAGCCGAGCTCACGCCAGGTGCCTCGCTCGACCGGGACGAACGTCACGCTCCAAGCTCGGTCGGCGCGGCATGACGACCGCGACGAAGCACCTGACCCGCGAGTACCTGCGGTCGCAGGCGACGCTGCTCACCGACTCCGACTTCGAGGCCCTCGACGATCGCCCACGAACCTGGGGTGAGTGCTCCGAGCGCACCGGACCGTGTGCATGGGTCATGTGTAAGCATCACCTGTACCTCGACGTCAACCCGGACACCGGTTCGATCAAGCTGAACTTCCCCGAGCTGGAGCCCGAGGAGCTGGAGCATCCGTGTGTGCTGCGCCTCGCGGCCACCGGAGGGCTGACGCTCGAGGAGGTCGGCGAGCGGATCAACCTGACCAGGGAGCGCGTGCGCCAGGTTGGGACCAGAGCGCTTTGGAAGCTGCGCGGAGAGGCGGAGGAGCTGTGACCCTACGCCGAGAGGTCCTTGCCGTTCGGCAGCTCCTGAGCGCACGCCAATGCGTCCTGGCGGTCATCGGCTGCGTTGCCGTCCTGATCGCTTCGCAGCAGATGAACTGCTCCAAAATGGAGCGTGTCAACTTTGACACATGGCAAGATTACCGCATCTGGCATGGTAAAATTACCTCACCCGTAGGCGGGGAGGGGGTATTCTCGCGGCATGAAGCCGTCCGAGCCGTCCAGGGAGCATGATCCGAAGTCACAGGTGGTGGCTCAGCCACTTCCGCATCTCAGCTCGAAAGAGATCGCGGCACTCGAGGGCACTCAGCTCTCCGACGAGGAGCTGAGGTCCAAGGCGCAGCTCGATGTGACCGCTAAGCGTGCCGAGGAGCAGCGGTCCAAGGCAGATGCCGACGCTCTCGCGGCTCGCGACCGAGTCCGCTCGGCGGTGACGATCCTCGACGATGGCCGCGTCGTAAACCTGATCCATCAGGTCGATGGGCGGACCACGGTCATCGCCCGCGAACTCGAGGGAGATGCCGCTGTGCTCGAGCAGCTCGCCGCTCAGCTGCGGCTCGACGCACGAGACCTGCGCGTGGTGACTCCGGCGCAGACGCAGGTCATCGACGCCGCGGTCGCTCGCCTGCGGGCATTCGCGGCGCAGCTCGTCGCGCTCTGCGCGTCGCGCGACATCCCGCTGCCGCAGGTTCCGACGCTGCCGGCGCCGCTGCACGTTCCGCCGCCTAGGGCATGATGCGAGACGCGCAGACGAGCGGTATCGATTTACGAGGAGCTTCTAGGTGCTCAGTCACTCCGTCAACGAATGGCTTCGTCTTGAGACGCCGAAGCATACGCGGCTCCTGACAAAGATCCGCGAGAAACTCGAAGAGACGCTTGAGAATCGCGAGGACGAGGACGGTCACGTGACGCTTGCTGATGTCAACGATAGTGGCACGCCTTCGCGGGACTGGTGTCGGCTCTACCAGCGTTACCAGAATGGCTACGTGACGCTCCTCGCCGAGCAACGCGAGCAGCTCAAGCTGCAGCTGATGGCTCGTCGTGGAGGCCAGGAACCGCTGTCCGACGAGGAGTACGAGCGCGGGATGCGCGAGCTGGCGCTCGACGCGCTCCGCGAGCTACCTGCCGACGAGCTTGCCAAGGAATTCCTACGCCGCGGGCACTCGCTGCCTGTTGGCGAGTACACGGGCGACGACAGCTAGAACCAGGGAGATACATGCGCGATCAGGGTACGCGAGATGACGGGACGTTCGTGGTGAGCCGTCGTGAGTTCTACCGACAGGCAGCAGAGTGGCCAGAGATGCGCGCGCTTGCTGCCTGGGGTGACCGCATATACGCGGCGCAGCGGGAGAATCACGATCCAGGCGGCGAGGATAGGAGCCAGCGATGAGTTGCGGCTGCTCGCCATATCCGCACCGTGTGGGCTGCCCGGAAGGAGCCCCTGCAGGCGGCGGACTGGGCAGCGACCTCGCCGGCCTAGAGATCCATGCCGTCTGGTGGGCGACTGCCGGCGAGAAGAACTTCGGCGATGGGCCAACGCATTGGGTTGGGGCCTGGTCATCGATTGATGATGCACGCGAGGTCCAACGTCGAGTCGGTGGCAACTGGATCAACACCGGCATCCTCACGCTGCAGGTCGACAACGATTTGCCGGAGGGCCGATGAGCGACGATCTCGAATCTCGCCGACGCGCCCGCAAACTTACCGACGAGGAGATGAACGCCAACCTGCGTGCGGCAGTCAAGGGTCACACGCCGTACGCGGATCGCAAGCAGGCCGAGCTTCGCCAGCCGCTGACCGAGGCCGAGCTCAAGGCTGGTGGCGGCTACATGCCGGCGATCACCGACGTCGACATGACGCCGCGGCCCCGTTACCGCGAGTCACAGGCTGCGTTCGAGGCACGGATGGCAGCGATGGGCGCTGACATGGTCGCGCTGCGAACTGACGTCAAGCAGCGCAACCGGAACGCGGCCTTGCGGAGCATCGAGCCGGCCACCGGAGCAATCGCCTACTGGACGCAGTGCGCGTGCTCGTGGTGCGGACTCCGCGTCGAGGATCCCGAGCTGGCGCGCCGCGAGTACGATGCTCACGTCTGCGCAGCCGCTGGTGTCGGTCAGGCTGCTGTCGATCGGGCGATCGCCGAGACTGACCGCAACGTGCTGGTCAAGCGCGAGCGGCACGTGCTCAAGCCGAGCGTGGTGGGTCCGGTCGAGAGCGAGGCGCCGCGGACTGTGGTAGTCGAGGACGACTTCGAGCAGCGCGTGAAGCTGTTGGAGACGAAGTGAAACCCATCGGCCGCATCGTCGACTACCAGACCGGATGGACATGGTTCCAGATGGATGATGCTGGCGAGATCGCGGCTGGCGACTGGATTCGCGTGACACCGTATGCCGACGGTGAGCGGATGCGCATTGGCGCCGCGAAGGTCGGCGGCCGCGTAGGCCATGCGCTGTTTTTCGCCGCGCCGCTGTACGAGCTGATTGCTGCGCTCTGCGATATGGACTACGTCCACCTCTACCGCGAGGACGGATGACCCTCCTCCTCCCATCCCTACCCCCCATGCCCGGCTCGCAGTGGCTCGAGCTGGTCATCCACACCTCGCTCGCGCGGCCCGAGCGCTGGGGCAATCAGCGTCACGGCAGCGAGGGCCACTGGGATTGGGGGCGCACGCTCGCGACCCTGCTCGATGCCTGGCGCCGCAGGACGCACCTCGAGCGTGTTGCCCGGAGCCTGACACCGGAGCAACGCGATGCGCTGTGGAGCGATCCGAGTGACGAGGCGAGGGAGCTGAGGAGGGTGGTCAGGTGACGCCCGAGCAGCAAGCGGCCTGCCAGGCTGATGTGGATGCCGAAATCGTACGCTCGCGCGCCCCGGCGGTTGGCAAGGTATACGAGCAGTCGGCATGGAGCGATCCCGAGACCGGTGAGTGCTTTGGGCCATCTTGGGTTGCGGAGGTGCGCATCCGACGCCCGGAAGGGATGCGCGTGGTGTTCGTGGATGCCGATGTTCATCCGGCCAACCGCGCAGCGTTCTGTCAGGTGCTGAGTTTCGAGATCCTGACTGCGATGGGGCGTCGCCGATGATTCGCCCCCCGCTCCCATCCGATCAGGGCTACATCGCCGCGACGTGGTTCAAATCGGTGATGTCGATGTCCCACTTCCGGCAGCGTCACCTGAGCACCGGCGAAGGCCGAGCGCTCAACGCGCAGATCGATGCGGTGCTCGATCGTCCCGACACGCGTGGCGTGCTACTCGTGAAGGACTCGAATCACGACTACATCATCGGCTGGCTCGTGTATGTCGACGGCCCGACCGTCCCCGTCGTGCACTATCTTTACTGCCGAGAGTACGATGATAAGGGACATCGGCTGCGTGGCAATCGAGTGTCCGAGGTCCTGCTTGCGAAGATCGGCGTGGATCACAGCAAGTCAGTCGTCTGTACTAGCTATGGGCCGGCATCGAGGTCGATGCGGTCGCGCTACAAACAGAGCGTACATCTGCCGCTCGAGGAGTTTCTTAAACCGTGAAGGCTGAGATTGGAATCGCTGAAACTGGACGGCCGTTTCTGTGTGTGACACCGGAGAGCGAGACGGAGAAAACGCTGATGCTGTACATCAGGCCGTGGATGCCGCTCGACATCGATCCAGGCAGCGGCAAAGCGTATCTCGTCGCGAAGGACTCGCTCCCCGGCAGCGGAAAGGCTGGCTGACGTGCCCCGCTACGAGCCGCTCTACGACCGACTCCTGGTGCGAGTCCTCGCGCCCAACACGCGCACGCGCGGTGGGCTGTTCATCCCGGACAGCGCGACCGACGGCACGCCGTATCTTCGAGCCGAGGTGATCGCCGTCGGACAGGGACGCATCACGACAAGCGGTCAGGTTGTTCCGCTGCGTGTCGCCGTCGATGACGTCGTGATATTCTTCCGCTCGCAGTCGAGTGGAGAGCAACTCGTTTTTCCGTCGGATGACGGCACCGAGCTGATGATCATCCGCGAGCCGAACGTCGCTGCAATCATCCGAGACCTCGACAAGGTCACCTCTATCGTCAGTCCGCACGACGGACAGAATCTGGTGCTGAGCTCATGAACTGGACGTGGACGACTGTTGTCGTGTTCTCGCTGTGGGGATCGTTCTGCTCCCTGTCCGGATATTTTCTTGGACGCCGAGAGCGCAAACCAAAGACGCGCGGCTTCTATGACCGCGACGGCAACTTCTCGAGGTACCGATGATCACCTACGTCCGCTTCAAATCCCCTGTCACCCTCGGCAGCGAGACCAACGAGTGGGCGCACGATCGTCCGCACGTCACCGCGCACGTCGGCAGGATCACCCCGCGACTCGGCAACCCTGACAACGGGGAGCTCCGCGACTCGATCGTGTTCGAGGTGCGCATCGGCAAGCCCGAAGCGCATCACGATGTCGAGGTGCCCCGGGCGAACATCGCGCACATCACGCGGACGGCACCGATACCTAAGCAGGAAGGGAAGAAGCAATGACCGACGATCCCATCAACCGCAAGGTCGCAAAGCGCAA